GGCTAAACTTTTCCAAAATATTGCAAATAACAATAAAGGTATAGGAAACATATATGCCGATTCTACTGTAAATAATGATAACACTGCATTTGTTGCTATACGTGACCGCGTTTCGGAAACGATTGGCGTACCAGATGCACCACAAAATTTAATAGATATTCGTCGTATTAGTCCAATATATGATACGTACAATACTGTACCACCAAGACAAAGTATTACGTTTTCTGGAAATCCTTTACGTACCCCTTCCACCTATACAAGAAAACGACCAACTTTGTTGTATGATGATTTTCCGTTGAGTAATGGATTAATCACAAATAAAAATACTCCAACAAACAATACGTTAATTGAAATAAAACCATACAGTAGTGATGTTGCGGAAAGTAGTTTTATTCGCCAAAATTCACAAGCATTACCAATAGTATCAGGCCCTCGTGATATTACACGTATGAGAAAATACTTGTTGAGTGGTGAAGGAATTAGCTTTCTCGCACTACAACAACGATTACAGGCGGGTAATACGTTTGGTCAAACTCGTGCATACAATCCATTATCTGTTCCCCTTGCAGTTAGTAACTATGCAAATGCAAATTTAAATAATCCATTGGCACGTGTATCACGTATTGTACCAAATGACGCCACAATTAACTCAGATTTGTGGGGAAGAATACAAAAGGAAACGGTAATCAGTACCCAAGACAGATTACGTTTAAAGTTCGTTGGTGGTGCACAACGTACATTACAATCACGATTGATTAACGCAGCAGGTGGTGTAGTTAATAACGCGTTACGTGGTATTGCAAATAGAACAAATATTCCTGTACCTGGAATTATTCGCAGAGGAACCAGTTGGTTGAATAGTAGATTGGGAACGAATTTTTCAATCGGTAATACAGTCAACTTGGGTCAAATAGGTAGAGGTATACAAACCGTTGCTGCAACGGGTAATGCAATACTACGAGGATTGAATGCGTCAAATTCAACATTGACCAAAGACCAAACTGCATACGATTCATTATACGCAGCTGATTTGTGGCCAATAATGAAAGAAAATGATGGTGTTATACGTAGCCATCAAGGTGAGAAATCTGCCTATTTAGAACGTGCAACGTTGGCAATTGCTAAGGTAAAGGATTTAAACAATACAAATAAAGCAACAGTTGCATATGGTGTAGATCCACGAAATGATTATCGTAGTTCAGCAGATTATACCGATTCTGTTCGTAGTGCAACAACACCAAAAACATTTAATGGTATAACTACCGCAACCTATATTAAAGATAACTTTAATTTACAAAATAATAGAGCGGTAGTAGATGCAACATTTTTGGATGGACAAAACGAAAACGCAGACTATATTAAATTCAAAATAGCTGTTCCTGGCGTATTTGATAATGGTATTAATTTTCGTGCATTTATTGAAGATATCAATCACAATGCAAAGGGTCAATACGACGAAGTTCGATACGTTGGACGACCAGAACGATTCATCACATACAAAGGTATGAACAGAACCTTAACGTTCAGTATGTACCTTATTGCATTTAGTGAAGCAGAATTGGAAACTATTTGGACTCGTGCAAATATGTTAAACAAATTAGTTTACCCAATAGATAATGCGGGTGGTTTTATGGTTCCACCACTTGCAAGGATTACAATAGGAAATGTAATAGTTAATCAACCTGGGTATGTAGAAAATATTGACATGCGTTTTCAAGAAATTCCATGGGATATAGATAAAGAACTCCCACAAGCAATTAAGTTGAATATGACATACAATATTATTGAAAAGGAATACATAAAACAATTGGATACAAGTCCAATACTCACTACACAATTGTTCGGTGATGATGTAATCGCAAACACAGGAATATCAGACAGTAGAATTGCTGCACAAGAATTCTTGAACAAACAAAAAGCATACGTACAATCACAAATTCCAGGACTAAACGCATTAGCACGACAACTTGCACCACGACCATCGGGTGTAAACACCGTATCAAAGAATACTATATCACTACCTCGTTTAGAACGTGCAGACAATCCCACACCAGCATCATATGCTGATTTGATTGGTAGAACAACAGCAGTTTTAAATAATGAAGGCACTGTTCCTCTTGATGAAAGTGGAAATCCAATAATTAACCCATAATATAATATGTTATCACGATATACTACTAACTTAGAAATTGAAAAAACTGATAAGGGGGTACAGTATTATACCACTATACTACCGTCCCCAATTACTCCCGATGCGTTTCAATTTAAAGTTGTAACGCAAGATGGTGATCGTTTTGATTCGTTGGCAACACGATATTATAAAGACGCATCTAAGTGGTGGATTATTGCCAAAGCCAACGGATATGTCAATGGAACTGTTTTCATTCCTGGCGGTATTGAACTTATTATTCCATCAGCAGGGTTACTATAATTTATGTCAATAAACCCAGTAGAAACACTAAATGTTTTTCGAGAAGATTTACAAACGGAATTAAATAAACGTTCTCGTTCAAAAGAACTAGTACGTACACGTGCTCCGTTTTTACGATTTACTACTGGTGCCGATATGTCTGATCTGGAAGCTAGATTGGGCACAAGATACTCAATTTACAAAGGATATCGTTTATTTACGTTGGGATTGCATGGGTGGGATAATTTAAATTATTCTACGTCCGACCTGTACGGTACAGCTGCAAATAATGGATTGGTTATCGGAACAACATATAATACCGGTGAACAGAAATTAGTGTACACACATGTACAACAAGATAGCTCGTATACGTTAGCAAACACAGGGGGTAGAGGAACCTTACCTACATTAGTAACAGAGGGGGGAAGAGAATCCAATAAGAATTTTCCACCACCTGGTATTACAAGTGCAAGAATAGAACGTACACGAAATGGTAATGTATTAAAATTTACACTTGAAGTAAGTTGTTATACCCAACAACAATTGGAATTGTTGGAGATATTATCATTTGTACCTGGAATGACAGCTATACTTGAATGGGGATCAGTATCTACAACACCAACTGGTACAAAATCACTAACGAAGATTTTGGATTTTAAGAACAATAGAGATTTACAAGTCATTCGTGATTTTAATAAAACACCAAGAACAAAGATAATAGAAGAATGGTGTAAGCCAAATAATTTCAACTATGATTTTTCCGTAGCACGAATCGCCAATGTAAAAACAACATTAGAAAATAATGTATACAAAGTAACAATTACTGCGTACGGTCAAGCGGATAATATTATGTATGTCTCGGCATACGCAACAAATAATCCACTAACTTCTGGACAAACAGGTAATCAAGATAATACTTCCATAAATCAATATTTTAAATTGAATGGAAAGTTTTCTAAATTACTACACGAAATCGCAGCATTACCTCCAAGTGATGTAAAGGCATTGGCGGTGTTACAATTTAACGATCCAGATGATGTCAAAGCTATCAAGGATGCATTGCCTACATCACAGACACTCAACGTAACTAATGACCTTGGATTCGAAGATACATTTTTCATTCGATTTGATTTTTTCATTGATTATTTCATAAACGATGTAAATGACGGTTTACTCAAAATTGTAAATAGCGGAATTAAACCAACAGATAAACTACCGTTTTTAATCAATAAAGCGGCAGATACATATATTGGATTCCATAAAGATTTACGATCTACACAACCGGCTACAATGATTATCTATAATCTAGACAAGATTAATAAAAGTAATTCCAATAGTCGTGATTATACACTTAAAACCTCTGTATTGGGTAAGATTGAATCTGGATCAGCATCCAATAGATTTAATGATGTTAATGCTGCCGCAGGTACCCAAGTGGGTGGGGTAAATCAAGTATTTAGTAAATTAAATGTTTCGCAATTTCAATCAGTTGGAAGAGTTAGTGATGCTATCCCATTATCCAGTGGTGTATTCGTAAACAGTAAAGCAGTACAGAATGCGTTTTTAAATGCAAGAACGTGGATGGATGGATTCGAAACACTATTACGAAATATGAATTCCGCAACTGAAAACTACTGGGATTTAAAACTTTTCTTTGACGACGATGTTGCAGGGTTCCGTATATTGGATGATAATGTACGTAGACCACAAGCTGGAAATAGAACGCAACCAATATATACATTCAATAAAAAATTAAGTAGTTTGGATGAGGATACAATCGGACCAGATGTTCTTAATGTTGAAGTTAAAACCGATTATCCGAAAGCGGTGTTTTCACAATTAGCTATATCGGCATTAAATAATAACGTAAGTTCACCAGAACGACGAGAAACAGACTTTGTTCGGGCACGAGTAGTTGATGACATATTTTCACCAACAGTAGATGTACAACAAACCAGACAGACACAACCACAGGCACAGGCATCAGCCGCAGCAACGGGAGCCACGGTCAGTGCATTTATTGACGCAAATTTAAAACAAACACAATTTTCTGGATTAAGTAGTGTTGTACAAAATAGTTTGAACGAAGCTGGATTTGGAGCAACTAACATACCAGCACCAATTGAAAGTATTTTAAAACGATTGTTTGCAAACAAAAATTTGTTAACTACCGCCGAAGCTGCTGCAATTAATCAAGAATTAAATACTCTCAATCCAAAACTAACACCGCAGCAATTAACCGCATTGAAAAAAATATTTGCTGCACGCACGGTATCATTGATTAATAACTTCAAGAAAGATGAACTTGATAAATTCGTATCCGCGTATGATACACAAGCATCGGGAGGAAGTACGCAAAGTAGAGCAAGACCTGGATTTGCTGCAGATGCCACCAGTACGACGGGAATTAACAAGGCATTATTTACCGATGAGAGAAAGAAAAAAGTGGTAGACAAAATAACGCAGTCGCAAGCTAATTTAGTAAACATTGTAAATAGTAAGATACGATAATGCCAACAACATCACAACAAACATTTATCAATAATACAGCGTGGAGTGCAGCGTTCATAAGTTATGTTATGAAAACTGCCGGTGTTGATTTTCCTGCGAGAACTTCTCATACGGCGTACGCACAAGACTTACGACGAAATAGTAGAGGATTTCAAGTATTAAATCCTCTCAACTCCAAACTACAAGTTGGCGATATAGTAGTAGCAAACAGAAGTGAAAATAACGTATGGAACACCCAAACATATACACAGACAACTTCTTGGACTGGTGTTTCGCACGGTGATATCGTTGTATCTGTAAGTCCTACGAGTGCAAGAATTATTGGTGGAAATTTATCGGACACGGTTGGATTCAATAATAATTTAACATTGGTAAATGGTGGAATTACCTCAACGTCATTACAAGATAAACGAGCAATACCATTTGTTATTTTACGTCCACCACAAGATAAAGTTACAACTATCGTAGATACAGTAAATACAGAACGTTCGAAATGGAACGATGGCAGGTTGAAAGATAACAATGACGCTGCATTACCGTTACTTCAAAATTATTATACGACTGTTGGATTAAGTATACCATCATACACTGTTACATCGGGAACTTTTTTAAGTGTTAGTGATTATGAACGAACAACATACGTCACACCAATAAATGATGATGAAATATTAAAACTATTAACAGTTCCATCCGCTCCACGGTCAGCATATACAAATGCAGGTGGTGCAACTACACCTAGTACCATTACATTTTTACAAGACTTAAAAAATCGTATTGCGTTAAATCAAGTCATTATTAATGAACAACAACTGGCTGGTGAACTGGCATTACTGGATAACACAGATCAGGCACTTACGGAATATAGACAACAGACGCAAAATATTATAACCAACATTGGTAATTTCATTCCATCGGAACAATATTTCCTCGTGGCACAAAATTTATTTGAATTCTTTCCAGATAGAATGCGAGAAGAAATGGCATCGGAAACGGAAATGCCGAGTGGTAAGCTGGGTATTAATACTATAACTCCCGCAAATCCTCATGCATGGAGAGCACCTGGTAAACTAGCAACAACGGTAGAATTAACCATACCTGGTGTAGCAGGATTTAGTATCGGTCAGATATTTTGGGTAGATAGAATTTCTGAGCAATACAAAAAGATAGGCGCTTTCCAAGTATTCGGCCTTACAGAAACTATTACAATGGATAGAGGATGGACAACTAATATTTATGCTAGATTGAATATCATACCATTTAATATTATGGCACCGTATTTTAGAAATCAAACTTAACCGTAAATAATTTATGGATAGTATACCTACTGGATTATTTGACATACTAGGAAACACGGATGTAAAGAAAACCTTGCTTGCCAGTATACAAAATGTTATTCCTACACTTACACAAGAAGATATTGATAAACGTGTCAAACCACGATATTTTGCCAAGTATACTGCGCAACGTAATGGTTTGATATATGAATTGGATGGTGGGCAGTACGCAGCTATTGAAGATAATAACTTATTTAGAAAAACTACCATTGATTGGATAATACGTGGTAAATTGGAAGATACCATCTTGACTTTGCCAAGTGGGGACAATATATTAATCAAGGGAGTGATTAGCCAAAACAAAGAACTTTTATCGCTTGCAGAGGAAAAGTTACCTGGTATCACGAATCACTTACGAAACTATATGGAGTTTTGGTCGGGGGAGTAAATGGTCGTTCAATCGGTTACGGAGTTACAAAAACTACAAAACAGAATTGAAACTGAGGCATCAGTCGTGGTGCCTATTTTTGTCGATCAACACTCACATCCCGCAATAAATACCATCTCGTCACTTCACATTCTTATTGATAAAGATTACTACTGCGTTCCATTTAATCATCCCGACGCAATACCAATGTCCATTTCATTGGAACGTGCATTTAAAGTAATCACACTTTATAAAAGAGAAATTCTTCACACGTTCAACATCCCGCAGGAACGTGTGCATGATGTTGCAACAATACTACATCTATCCAGTAAAGTCATTCCCGAAATACGAGAATACTATACCCCGATTATCACCAGAATGTTGCAACAATTCCAGTTTAAGAATTTACATCTGAGTGTTCCACTTATGATGTGGGTCGAATATGGATACAAACTAACTCAGTTTCTAAAAGAATCTTTTTATAATAAAATTCCAGATGGGTATGATTTTGTTAATAATAAAGTTATACCAACATTAACTACTATTGAGAAATCTGGTATTTATGTTGATTCTGCTGTGTTGATGGAACATTATGGTGATGTGAAAAAGTATATAAACAATAATACTATATATTCTGAGTACAATCCCTATACATCAACAGGTCGTCCAAGTAACAAGTATGGTGGAATTAACTTCGCGGCAATCAATAAAAACGATGGTACTCGACGAGCATTTACCAGTAGATATGGTGATGATGGTTTACTTATCCAATTTGACTATGAGGCGTTTCATCTTCGATTGGTTGGGGCACAAATCAATTATAACCTGCCCACGAGTTCTGTACACACCTATCTCGCCCAACAATACTACGGCAAGCAGGAAGTGACGCCAGACGAGTACGAGCAGTCAAAGGCGCGTACATTCGCACTAATGTATGGTATGAACGAGGATTTTGGTGGAGTAGAGTTTTTCCATAATGTACGAAAATACTCTGAACAGTTATGGGATTTTTATAAGGTTATGGGGTTTATTAAAACAAACAGTGGAAAACGTATAATAGTAGATGAACCCTCACCCAACAAAGTATTTAATTATTCCGTACAATGGTTGGAAACAGAAGAAGCATTGTCCAAAGTATCTATGGTGTGTCAATTATTGGAAGGTAAATTGACCAAACCAATTCTATATACATACGATGCATTACTATTGGATTTACATAGGTCAGAAACCGCTATGCTTCCCCGTATCAAGAGTTTGTTGGAAGAAGGTGGATATCCAACAAGAATGTATAAAGGTAGAAATTATGATGAGTTGGAGATGATAAAAATATAAGGTTTCACCGTACATAATAATATTTATTAGGAGATTAACGCTGGAAAGCTTTACCCTAATGAGTTTATATTATGAAAGCAGAAACGCAATTACTCTGTACTTTTTGTGCAAAGAAAGACATAGAAGTAACAATCGAACAGATTAAGAAAGTTTATACTCTTGCATTTAATTCAGTATACGTGTTGGACAATGTGAATGATGAAAATCAAGTCATATTAACCTACAACATTGATATGTCGAAACCTGTTCGTGGTGCAGCACCGGAATCTACAATTTCAGTTCATAGAAAGAAACAAACAAATACCATTTACACAATTAATGCAATTAACAAGTTAATTGAAGAAAAGAATGGTGGTGTATTAGATAAATCATATAAGATTGATTGGTCTGAATTGCAGAACACTGTATTGGTGACTGCATATGGTCGTTTGAAAAAAGTAAATACTAAAATTTCTAATATAATTAATTTATAAAAATCACTACTTGACAAATAAGCAGTACCTCGTTATAATACTATGACGAGGAGTTTTAAACTCTCAACACTAAACACTAAAAGGAGTAAAAGTATGGCACTGGATTTTAATGCCCTAAAGGCAAAGCTGAACACATTCACTAAGCAGACTGACCGCAGTGAATCCATTTGGAAGCCCACCGAAGGTAAGACGACTATCCGTATCGTCCCGTGGGTGCAGAATCGTGAGAATCCCTTTATTGAGCTCTATTTCCATTATCTTGGTAATAAGACCTACATCTCACCTCTTTCGTTTGGGCGCCGTGACCCTATCGCGGAATTCGCAGACAAGCTAGTTGAAGATGCACGCCGTGAGGGTCGTGACGCCGAGAAGGCTGCGTATTCGCAGTCACGTGCTTTCCGTCCGAAGCTCCGTACGTATGTTCCTATCATCGTTCGTGGTGAAGAGAGCAAGGGTGTTCGTTTCTTCTCATTCGGTAAGACAGTCTATCAGGACCTTCTTTCGTACATCGCTGACCCTGACTACGGTGATATCACCGACCCGAAGGCTGGTCGTGACATTGTAGTAGAGTACATTCCGCAGGAAAAGTCGGACACGAATTTTGCTAAGACCTCAGTTAAGGTGAAGCCGAATCAGACTCCTGTTGTTGCTGATGTGGACCTTGCAAAGAAGCTTCTTTCTGAGCAGCCCGATATTTTCTCCCTGTACAAGGAACCTTCGTACGAGGAACTTCGTGTGGTTCTGGAAAAGTATCTTGATCCTGATAGCACCACACCAACTCCCGCACCTGCAAAGGGTAGTCCTGAGGTTAAGAGTGTGACGGCGGAAATTCTCGACGTTAAGACAGAGATTTCTGAATCGGCACAGGTCAAGAACGCGCTTGATGAATTTGATAAGCTATTCGACAATTAATCGGTAATCATTATGAGTACCGAAAAGAAAACTAAGAAACCAATGCCGTCAGCAAATCGTGACGAATTGGCACAAGTCATCGCAGACTCACTCAACAAGTTAAATAAGGATTCCGATCAGGTTGCTTATTTCCTTGATGGGCAAGAAGAAACACCAACCGACTTTACCGATTTTATTTCTACTGGTGCAACTATGTTGGACATTGCGGTGAGCAATCGTCCGTATGGAGGTATCGCAGTCGGTCGTATTACTGAACTTACTGGTCTTGAAGGTTCTGGTAAGTCATTGGTTGGTGCACAGCTTATCGCTAACACGCAGAAACGTGGTGGTGTGGCAGTACTTATTGATACCGAAACCGCAGTCAATCCTGACTTCTTCAAGGCGGTGGGTATCAATATGAATAAACTAGTATATGTTCATCTTTCTACCGTAGAAGATATCTTCGATGCGATTACAAACATTATTGAAAAAGTTAGAACTGGTAAGGAAAAGGATAAGCTTGTCACGATTATCGTTGACTCCGTTGCCGCTGCGTCTACCAAGAAAGAAATGGAAGCCGATTTTGGAAAAGACGGATATGCAACAGATAAAGCAATCATTATCTCCAAAGCGATGCGTAAGATTACAGGACTTCTTGGACGAGAGCGAATCGCACTAGTCTTTACCAATCAACTTCGTCAGAAGATGAACGCTCCTGCGTTCAGTGACCCGTGGACTACTTCGGGTGGTAAGGCTATCGCATTCCACGCATCTACTCGTATTCGTTTGTCATTGATTGGTAAAATCAACGATTCAAGTAAAAATGTGGTTGGTGTTAAGGTAAAGGCGGTAGTGGTAAAGAATCGTCTTGGTCCACCGCATCGTGTCGCGGAATTTGATATCTACTTCGACCGTGGTATTGATGACTATGGTAGCTGGTTGGATGTCTTGAAGGACAATGGTTTGGTCAAGCAATCGGGTGCATGGTATACTCTGGTTGATGACACTACTGGTGAAGAATTGAAATTCCAGTCTAAGGATTTCCCAAAGATTTTGGATGAAGATATGGATAGAAAGGAATCTATCTACCAGAAGATTTGTGACGCACTGATTATGAAATACAAGACGGAATACGATCCAGATGCGATGTCGTTAGATACTGGTGAAGAAGATAAGAAAGAACTCTTACTGGATTAATATATGTTAGAAGAATTCATATCTATTGCACTTGAAGCATTTACCAACGCATCGGGTGATGTAGATAAGTTTGAATTACAACTTCGACGGAAACTAATGTCATACAATAATGTAATGACGCCACAGGTTGCAATTTCGCAACCTGTGGTACCAGTTCCGTTTGAAGCAAACTTATCGGTTACTGCAAATGACCCCATTCTTCAAGAACTTGAAGGATTGGATATTAACGCAATGAATGATACTGAAATTATTGCACTTGCACAAAAATTGGGGTTTATGAACTCGACGGCAGAGAGTAATGATGAGTGATCTACAAAAGGTTTTTGCATCAATGAATTTCGAAAATAACAATCAGGAGGGAATGACCTACAACAGTCGTGTCCTCCTGATTGACGCTTTGAACACCTTCCTTAGAAGTTATGCAGCAATTCCAACATTGGATGACAATGGAAATCATATTGGTGGAATGTCTGGATTTCTAAAAAGTATTGGTTCGGTTATACGTGATTTTAAACCCACTCGTGTTGTTATTGTGTTTGATGGTAAGGGTGGTAGTCAACGACGAAGAAAAATTTATCCTGACTACAAGGCAAATCGTAAACCACCAACTCGGTTGAATCGTCAATATGATATGACAACCGAACAGCAAGAAACGGAAAATATGAAATATCAACTGGTAACGTTGGTAGAAATGTTGGAGTGTTTACCAGTAACGGTATTTACTATGGACAACATCGAAGCGGATGATGTGATTGCATATGCATCGGAAATGGTTACCGCACAAGGTGGACAATCTATTATCTACTCAACAGATAAAGATTTCTTGCAGATGGTTACAGAAACTACCAGAGTATATAATCCTGTTAAGAAAAAGACGTTTGATGTAAATACCGTAATAGAAGCATACGGCGTTCATCCCGATAATTTCGTACATTATCGAGCGTTACTTGGTGACAAGAGTGATAATATTGATGGTATCCGTGGGGCGGGAGAAAAAACAGTTCTTAAACTATTACCAGAATTGTTAGATAATTCCGACATGGTAGACTACAATTTTATAGAACAAAAATATACTGATGTAAAAAAGAAACCAAAATTAATTGAAAATATTTTAGATAATAAAGATGTTATAGAACGTAATATGCAATTAATGCAATTACGTGATGTGAATATTTCTACTGATGCAAAGATGAAAATTATTCATAAGTTGGATACAACTAAGACAGATTTACGCAAGATGGACTTGACAAAGTTGCTCATACGCAGTAAAGTTATATCTAACTTCCCGAATTACGATATGTGGTTAACATCCACATTTGTTCCACTAACGAGGTTCTCTAATGGTTCCAATAGTAGCAGCACCACAAAACTATGATAGTAATGTAGACAATCTTTCAAAGTATGGAATTGAATTCCAAACAAAAGTATTAGCATCTATTATTTCAGCTCCTGACTTTTTAGAGCAATCGTTTGATGTCATCAATCCATACTTCTTTGACAGTGATTCCGGTAAATGGCTTGCGAAGAAAACATTAACATATTACAACGAATACCGCACTTTACCAACATTAGAATATTTTAAGATCGAACTATCGCACGAGAGTGATGATTCTCTTCGTGCGGGAACTATCGAACTGCTCAGAAAGGTTGTCACCAAGGTTACAGACAGCGATGCACAATATGTTCGTGATAAGTTTCTTGATTTCGCTCGTAACCAATCACTTAAATCAGCAATTATTAAATCGGTAGATTTATTGCAAAGTGGCGACTATAATGCAATTAAAACCGTAGTTGATAATGCCCTTCGTAGTGGTCAACCAAAGGAAATCGGTCTAAACTGGTCAGAAGATATTGAGGGTCGTTTGGCTCGCATTTCTCGTGATACTGTGGCAACTGGTTGGGACGTAATTGATGCAATTACTGGTGGTGGATTGGGTGGTGGTGAACTTGGTGTTATCGCTGCTCCATCGGGTATTGGTAAGAGTTGGGCATTGTCTACCATCGGTGCAAACGCATTGAAGAAAGGAAAACGTGTTGTTCATTACACACTTGAACTAAATGAAAATTATGTCGGTATTCGTTATGATACTATTTTCACTGGTATTGAACCTGGTAAGATTCCAGATAACGTTGATACAGTCAAAGATGTGGTGTCACAGATTAACGGACAATTAATTATTAAGTATTATCCTGCTCGAAGTGCAACGTGTAATACACTAATGGCACACGTGCAACAGTTAACTGCATTGGGATATAAACCAGATATTATGTTGGTTGACTACGCAGACCTATTGAGGTCAGCAGAACGAGTAGATGCACGGTATCAAGAACTTGGTGCAATTTACGAAGAACTTCGTGGTATCGCTGGAGAATTGAATATTCCGTGTTGGACTGCTTCGCAGACGCAGAGAAGTTCTATTCAAGACGATGTAATTCAAGCAGATAAGATTTCCGAAAGTTATAATAAGATTATGACGGCAGACTTGGTTATTTCTCTGAGCAGAAAGTTAGAGGATAAAGTCAATAAGACAGGACGTGCCCATATCATTAAAAATAGATTTGGCGCAGACGGACAAACTTTCCCTGTCGTAATGGATACAAGTATCGGTCAAATCAATATTTATGATGAGAAGTCCACAAAGGGTATCCTTTTGAAAAAACAAATGGATAATCAAGCAAATGATGAACGAAGTAATTTGAGAAAAAAGCTAGCAGAAATGAGTGGACTAGAAAGTTTGGATGATTAAGTAACATATAATTTTTTCAGACAGAAGCAACCTATTTATTTTACCATAACCATTTAACATAGAGTAAGTTTGGAGTAAGCAAATGCAGATTGAAGCAAAGATTTTAAGTGATATTACAGTGTTTATGAAGTATGCAAAATATAATCCAGAACTACAACGTAGAGAAAACTGGAAAGAATTAGTTGATAGAAATAAAGAAATGCATTTGGAGAAGTATCCAAACTTAAAGGATGAAATAGAAAGCGCCTATAAATTTGTTTACGATAAAAAGATTCTTCCATCCATGCGTAGTTTACAATTCGCTGGTAAGCCAATTGCTATTAACAATGCACGTTTATACAATTGCTGCTTTTTACCAATTGATAATGTAGACGCATTCAGTGAAGTAATGTTCCTGTTGTTGTCTGGAACAGGTGTAGGATATTCTGTCCAACGTCATCACATTGAGCAACTCCCAGAAATTAATAAGCCCACCAAGTCCCGTCGTTATCTCGTCGGTGATAGTATTGAAGGTTGGGCAGATGCAGTGAAGGTAATGATTACTGCGTATATGAAGGGCAAGGCATTACCAGTATATGATTTTTCCGATATTCGTCCAAAGGGTGCACAGCTTATCACTTCCGGTGGCAAGGCACCAGGACCAGAACCATTAAAGGATTGTTTACATAATGTTCAAAAAGTTCTTGACCGTAAGCAAAATGGTGAAAAGCTCACCACAATTGAAGTCCACGATATTCTATGCTATATTGCTGACGCTGTACTTGCTGGTGGAATTCGTCGTTCCGCTATGATTTCGTTGTTCGACATTGACGATGATGATATGTTGACTTGTAAGTTCGGCAACTGGTGGGAAAATAATCCACAACGTGGTCGTGCAAATAATAGTGCAGTAATCGTTCGTTCAAAGGTTGAAGAAGAAACATTCTTTGAATTGTGGAAGAAGATTGAACTCTCTGGTTCTGGTGAACCTGGATTCTTCTTTACAAATGACAAGGATTGGGGCATGAACCCGTGTGCAGAAATTTCACTTCGTCCTTTCCAATTCTGTAATCTTACCACTATTCATGCTGGTGATGTTGTTGATCAAGATGATTTGAATGCGCGTGCAAAGGCAGCAGCATTTATTGGCACATTACAAGCATCGTACACAGATTTTCACTATTTGAGAGATATATGGAAGAGAACCACGGAGAAGGAAGCGTTAATCGGCGTGAGTATGACTGGAATCGCATCGGGTGGAGTGTTGAAACTCGACATGAAGGAAGCTGCAAATATGGTAAAGGAAGAGAATGCACGTGTATCGTCCATAATTGGTACGATGCCAGCGGCCCGTTGCACAACCGTGAAGCCGGAAGGCACATCGTCCCTCGTTTTGGGTACGAGTAGTGGTATCCACGCTTGGCATAACAAGCACTACATTCGTCGTATCCGTGTTGGAAAGAATGAAAGTATCTATAGCTATCTAAAAATTAATCACCCAGAATTAATTACAGACGAGTATTTTAAACCAAATCTTCAAGCTGTCATTGAAGTGCCACAAAAGGCACCCGAAGGCGCGGTCACTCGTCAGGAATCCGCATTGGATTTGTTGAAGCGTGTATCTAAGGTATGGAAGGAATGGGTGAAGCCAGGTCATCGTAAGGGTGCAAATAAGAATAATGTATCCGTTACCGTGTCTATTAAGGATGGTGAATGGCAAGAAGTGGGTGAGTGGATGTGGGAAAACCGCGAGAACTTCACAGCATTGTCAGTACTCCCGTATTCCGACCACTCATATATTCAAGCACCATTCGAAGATGTAAACGAAGAAACCTATAATGAACTTATTGGGCATTTACACGATATCAACCTAGACGATGTAGTAGAATTCGTAGATGGTACTAATCTGTCTGGCGAGGTAGCATGTGGTGGTGGTGCCTGTGAAGTTGTTTGATAAACAATAACGGGTTATATTACCCATACATCGGAGATTTATGAGATTTTTGAAGAGCATTCTTGCGCTGACAGTATTGTGCGCCAACGCATCCTTCGCACAGGTTACGAGTGGAACTTTAAGCGGTATAACAAAAGATAATACTGGTAATGTTATTAGTAATGCAACGGTTACAGTCACATTTGTTCCAACATCACAAAAGGTGATGACACGTACAAATGAATACGGTAAGTTTAGTATTACTAACCTGAAACCAGGAAGTCCTTATGTTATTTCTATAACTTCATTGGGATATCGTCCAAAGTCTTTGGGCGATATTTCCGTTGAGTTGGGTAGAACAACTAATAAAGAAATTATTTTAGATAAGATTGTTGTACAGTTAGAGGGTGTACAAGTTGTTTCCGATGTAGCGGCGCAGGCAAGAAAAGATGGGGTGACTGCACAGTTAAATAGAGATAAGTTGGAAGTATTACCAACGTTGGGTCGTAGTTTGCAGGATATGACCAGAATGACACCACAAGGTAATGGTGTGTCATTTGCAGGTTCCAATTATCGGTATAACAACTTAACTATTGATGGTGCAGCATCTAATGATGCATTCGGATTTAGTCAGTCATCTGGTCAATCTACTGCATCTGTACCTACTGGAACCCCAGGTTCACTATCACGTACCCAACCTATTTCATTAGATGCTATCGAACAAGTGTCTGTTGCTATTGCTCCATATGATGTAAAGATTGGTAACTTCACAGGCGGTAGTGTTAATGCGGTGACTCGTTCGGGAACAAACAAACAAGAAGGATCAATTTATAGTTTTGGAAGAGCACCGCAATTGGTGGGAAATGGATTGTCGGGTGATATTCCATCATCATTCAATGAATATCAATTCGGCGGTCGTATTGGTGGTCCTGTAATCAAAGATAAATTGTTCTATTTCTTCAATACGGAAATTTCTCGTAGAACGGACCCTGTGCTATTCGCACCAGGAAGTCAAGGTGCATTGTTAAGTAAAGAAATTGCACAACAAATTCAAGATAGTTTAATTTCATTTGCAGCAAAATCAGGTATATCAAACTTTGATCCTGGTACGATTGGAGCATACAACATTCAGGCAAATAGTGAAAAATACTTCGGGCGGTTAGATTGGAACGTTGGTAATTCCATTCTCACAGTTCGAAGTAATTTTGTTAATGCATCGGCAGGTAATTTAGAACGTGGTCAAGCATTAAATAAACTTGCCTCACAAGATTTCAATCACATCAGTAGAACATTGAGCACAGTAGCAGAGTTGAAATCACAATTAGGTGTGGGTGTGTCCAATAGTTTACTAGCAGGATATTCGTTGGTAAATGACCATCGTGACCCTTACGGTTCAGAATACGCACCACAGATTGAAATCCAAGATATTCAATTTGGACAAATTAATGCTGGCGCAGATCGTGAAGGCGTGGTGTATCGTACCCGAACTAGCACGTTTGAACTCACAGATAATTTAATCTGGTCCAAGAACAATCATACAGTTACTTTGGGTACACACAATGAATTCTATAATGTCCAGTACACATTCGTGAATGGATATGCGGGACGTTGGCAATATTCAAACATTGCATCATTCTTTGCTAACAGACCTAATCGTATTCGTTCCACTTTTGATTTAACGGATAACAGTTTAGATTATGTATTGAATAATCCTGGAGCGAATTTCAATATCGCAGTACCAAGCGTGTATCTGCAAGATGAAATTACACTAACCGACAGATTGAAAGTAAGTCTGGGCATTCGTGCGGATTGGAACATCATTGATACACCAACACAGGCGACAGAGTTTACCAATCTAACATTAACGGACGGGACACAACCATATACCAAGTTTACTAACAATTATGGTACGTCATTAATGATTGCGCCTCGTGCGGGATTCATTTGGGAAACAAATAAAGTTACTGTTCGTGGTGGTGCAGGATTGTTCCAAGGACGTATGCCATTCGCATGGTTTGCTTACCCCTTCATTCATAATGGTTTGGTGGTAGGAAATGTGGATGCCCGACCAACAACCACAGTTCCTTTAATTGTTGACCCACTACGTCAACGTTCCGTGAGTAGTACAACCAACTATGAAATGAACATCATCACGGACAAATATGTACAACCACAAATGGTACGTGGAAATTTGGCATTGGATATTAAACTTCCTGGTGATGCATTGTTGGTGTTAGATGGAACCTATACAAAAACATTGAATGATATTTTATTCACCAATGTGGGATTACCTGGAGCTGCGGGTAATTTGGGAGGAGCTGATACTCGTCCTGTATACACCTCAACGCGATTGTCCACAACGGCAACAAATCCCTACACATCGGTGTTTGCATTACAAAATACCAATCTAGGATATCGGTATAATTTAACAGCAAATCTTAGTAAAAAGTGGAATCGGTTGGATATGATGACAGCGTATAGCTATGGTCAAGCAAAGGATTTGGCCAATGGTCAACGTAACTCATTTCAATCGCACGTAGAATATAATCAATTAGTGAAAGCTAATGAATATGAATTAACATGGTCCAACTATGATGTTCGTCATAGAATCGTGTCTAACGCCTCGTGGAATGTAAAAAAGAATACCGTAATTTCCGCAGTGTATACAGGAGCATCTGGTTCACCGTTCTCATATGTGTATTCGGGTGATTTGAATGGAGATGGGTCCAGTCATAATGACTTATTATATGTACCACGAAACGCCTCGGAAATTAAATTGGTCCCTTCAGCACGACCTACTGGACAAACCGATACACGAACGGAAGCACAAATCTGGGCAGACCTTGACAAGTTTATATCAAATGATGTATATTTAAACAGTCGTCGAGGACAGTACACGGAACGTAATGGTGGAAGAACACCGTGGAACCATAGAGTAGATGTTCGTGTAACAGAAACGCATGGTAGAATGCAGTATACATTTGATATAGCGAATATTGGTAATTTACTGAATGATTCGTGGGGCAGGTCGTATTTCGTTCCTAATCTCAATAACCAAAACGTATATCCGTTACAATACCGTTCTGGACGCGCAGTGGGTGGAACACCTACGTATAGTTTCGACCCAACCGTAAAAACATATCAGTACGATGATTTGTTATCACGTTGGCAAATGCAAGCAGGTATCCGAATTAATTTTTAAGAGGTTAATATGATTAAAGTAATGAGATTTACCGCACCGTGGTGCGCGCCGTGTAAAATGATTGCTCCTATTTTTAAGCAATTGCAGGAAGAAATGCCAGCAGTTACATTTGAAACAGTTGATGTTGATGCAAGTCCTGATTTGGCAACGCAGTATAAAGTTCGATCAGTTCCAACAATTATTATCTTTAAAAATGATATTGATGTTGTATCGTTAACAGGTGCAAATTCAAAAGCTGGATATACCGAATTAATTAATGATGTTATAAATGGTAAATTTGACAAATAATTAAAACTAATTATATCAGGAGCACTAACTTGAAAGTACAAAGATTATATGACACGGCTATACTCCCATCAAAAGCACACGCTGGAGATTTGGGGTATGATTTATACGCCAATGCACAAGTCTCAATATATCCAGATGAAACATTATTGGTAAAGACCGGTATCGCTATAGGATTTCCCGCTGGGTATGGTGGTATTATTCGTGATCGTTCTTCCATCGCTACGAAGAAAAAATTATTTGTAGTAGCGGGTATAATTGATAACGGATATACAGGTGAAATTCAGGTAGCATTACACAACGGTGGACCAGATATTAAGACAGTTTACATTGGTGACAAGATTGCACAACTAATCTTAATACCAACAGTGGATTTTGCAGTAGAAGAGGTTACTGAACTCACATCGGAAGATGGAAGGGGGAGCAATGGATTCGGTTCAACAGGCGGCTGATTTTAGTATTACCTTCACCAACGCGGCATTGGGTGAAATGAAAAAGTTTTCCGAAGCGGAAAATAGTGAATATTTCCGTATTTCGGTATTACCTGGTGGTTGTTCGGGATTTAAGTATAACTTCAATATCATTGATAATCCAGAAGAGGATGATGTTGTTGTAGAGCAGGAAAATGGGTTGAAGATTGTCATAGACCCCTTTTCCAGCTCTTACTTAAATGGTACATTGGTTCATTATGTCATAGACATGATGGGATCTGGGTTTACCTTTAAAAATCCAAACGCTACTGCTAAATGTGGATGTGGAAGTAGTTTTTCCGCATAAGAAATCTATATGACAGAAATAAATACTCTATGGTTATTTTCCACACCAGTAGCAATTTTTAATTTATCGGATTTCGTCACCGATGATGTAAACCACGCATTACAAAATATTGGATACACAACGAATAGTTTAGTAGATGGAATTCGTGGTGACGCAGACCCAAGTAAGATACCCGCACTAAAACCATTATACAATAAATTCCAAGAGTGTATTGACGAGTACTCAAATAGAATTGGAATTCACACCAGTTATATTTATGAAAGCTGGATGAATATTCTAAGTATGAATGGTTCTGTTGGTGTTCATAGACATTATGATAGTGTAATTAGTGGAGCATATTATCCTTATGTGGACGAAGGAAGCGCACCAATTACATTTGTAAGTGCAACGGAAGGATTTAGAATGTTGGACGTACAGCATACAAGAAAAGATGCACCTGGTATGTATACATCTAATATAGAAAACGTGGAGTCGAAAACAGGACAGTTAGTATTATTTCCAAGTTGGGTTCAACATTACGTTCCACCAAATAAAACCAATATGAGAATTACGTTGAGTTTCAATACACAATATAACTTATGAGTCGTAAGAAAAAAGAAACTAAGTGTACAAGTAATAAAATTGAACAAACGGTTTCTACAATATTAACAAGACTTAATCTTCCTTTTGAAGAACAAGTTTCGGTGGATAGATACACCGTTGATTTTTTGGTAAATAAAAAATATATCGTGGAATGTTATGGTGACTTTTGGCACTGTAACCCGCAGCAATATACTTCTTCCTATTTTAATAAAGGTAAGAAAAAGACAGCCGAAGAAATTTGGCAACGTGATAATGAACGAAAGAAAAAATTTGAGCAGATGGGATTTAAATTTTTATGTTTATGGGAAAATGACATTAGAAATAATCCGAAAATTGTTCAATCAAAAATAAAGAAACATATTAAATTAGATGAGGGGTCATGAGAATTTTACTATTTGGTTTACCTGGTTCTGGAAAAACTACATTAGCACAAGAGTTGGTTAAGTTACTTCCAAACGCAGGTCATCTAAACGCAGACGCCATCCGTAAAGCATTTGAAGATTGGGATTTTAGTCCCGCCGGACGAGCACGACAAGCACTTCGTATGAGAACCATGTCCGATAATATTTTGGAAGAGGGTCGGGTGCAATATGTAGTATCTGATTTCGTGGCCCCAACCGCAGAACTCCGTGCTATCTACGAACCACACTTTGCAGTATGGATGGACACTATTACAGAGGGTCGGTTTGAAGATACTAACAAAGTGTGGCAAGTACCTACTGATAACGAATATAACGATCGTATTACACAATTTAATCCCGTAGAGGAAGAGGCACAGAGAATATGCAATTTAATTCTAAAGCATCAACAGTGTTAATGATTTTTTGTAAAAATCGGTGTTTTTGAGAGGCTTAATGATAAGTATAAGTATATGGTATTTTTGGAGATACACATGGCTTATACTTATTTATTAACTCACATACCCACTGGAAAACGATACTATGGTGTAAAATACGGTAAAAACTCACATCCAGAAAATTTATGGATTACTTATTTTTCAAGTTCTAAAATAGTAAAAGATTTAATAAAATCATATGGTAAGGATAGTTTTATAGCAGAGGTTAGAAAACTATTTGATACCCCAGAAGAAGCATTTGCGTGGGAACAAAAATTAATAAAGAAATGTAATTTAATACATAACACAAATTGGCTGAATGAAGGGTGTTTTGGAACTGGTAATCTAACATATGCTATGAAATACAAAACAAAAGAGCATATTGAAAAAGTGACTAAAAGTAGATTGAGTAAAAATTACAAACATTCACTGGAAACTCGTGAAAAAATAAAAGAAGCAAATTTACGAAGAACCGAAGATTGGAAAAATAAAATATCTGATAGTTTAACTGGAAAAAAACAGAGTGATGAAACCATACAAAAACGATCAGAAAAAATTAAAGAATTTTGGAGCAATCCAAAAAATAAAGAAATGATGCGAAAAAAACAAAAAGATGCATGGAAAAGTGGGCAACGAAAAACAAAACATGTATCGGAAGAAACGAAAAGAAAAATTAGTGAAACCTTAAAGAAAAAACACAGAGGTGAACATGCAGTTTAACCCCAAAGCACCCACTGGACTTATGGTGGGAAGATATCAACCCTGGCACAGAGGTCATCGTGCTCTATTTGAAAAGATTTTGTCTATTGCCGGACAAGTATGTATCGGCGTTCGTGATACTCACGGAACAACCGAAAAAGACCCATTGCCAATCGAAGATGTTATTTCTAGAATCCACGAAGATTTAGAACAAGATTACGCAGGTAAGTATACCATTTGGCAATTGCCAAATATTTCTGGTGTATACTATGGTCGTGATGTTGGTTATAAAGTCGAACAAATTAAGTTGGATGATGAAATTGAATCAATTAGTGCAACCCAAATTCGTAAGGAACTCGGAATATGATTATAAATGATACGAACGGTAACCAGTGGTGCTATGTAAAAATACCACGAACTGGTACGAAAGCATATAACAGTTTATTTGATGAATCATTTGCAAGTGAATTGAAAGCTAATAAATTTTATCCACTGGGTCATTCATCATACAGTATATTATCAACAGTCAATGATAGTTCTGTTAAGTACTTCACAGTAGTTAGAAATCCTGTTGATAGATTTATTTCTTCTTTACGTTATATGTTTGAACGTAAAGCAACAGACCCGCGAATTTCTTTTGTGCTTCCACATGATACTATTCACAATATGGTTACTTTTTTCTATGAAAATTTCAATAGAAATTGTCAACCAAAAGGAAACACATTAAGTGAAATATTTAATACGCAATCTGAATGGTTTATTGGTGCATTCTTTAAAACACAAAAGTTCTGGGCAAGCAGTTCGGAAATCACTGTGTTTAAATATGAAAACATATCTGAATTTAATAACTGGATAACAAATAATTTTACATATGACATCAGTAAACTTGAAGCATTGGACTTGATAGAAACCGATCCTTTGAATAACCTAGACTTTACTGACCCTGAATTTATTGAGTTGGCGGAGCATTTGTTCCACGAAGATTTTATTACATTTAATTACCCATTAAATTATTTAACTGATTAATTATGGTTCATCCAAAGCGACATAAGGATATTTTATAATGGTACATGTTAAATTAGATGATAAAATTGAAATTATTTCCGCAATAAATATTCCTAAACAACTGCAATTATAATGTTCTGCATTATAAGCTTACCAAGGGCAAGCAGTGTTGCAATACATTCGTGGATATTAGAAAGTTTGAGTATAAAGTATCCGGAATACAAACAATATGCTGATAATTTATTAAATACTACTCCTGAAATTTTTCAAAAAAGTATAGAAATATTTGAATATAAAGCTGGTGTAGAAAATATATTACATAGAGAAAATTCGGTATATGAACAAATCAGTCCGTATGTACTGTATGAGCAGATAATTGACACTACACCACTCCCAATAATTAATTTAAAAGTTGGTAAGTCGTATAACATAATAAATAAATTTATAAAAAACCAAAGATACAAGACTATAACCCTACTAAGACGAGATTTGCGACAACAATTTTTAAGTTTTATTTTGTCTATGTACACAAAAACATTTCACGGAGATCCACATATCATACACCAAAAAAGACAGATGATGTCGGGCATATATGTTTCCGAAGATATGTTTACTATGTGGTTTGAGTGGTTGTGCAGATTACACAGAATAAAACAATTAACGGATTATGTGTTTTATATTGAAGATTATGTAAACGATCCAGAAAAATTGTTAAAATATTTAGATTTACCAGAATTAGATAATTATTCCAAAGTAGTTCAAAAAACGATAGATAATAATTTAGTAGCTAAAATAACAAATATAGATGAATTTAATAAAAACTGGAACAAATATTGTTCTATATACAAGGATGTGATATGATGATTCACCCAAAACGACATATAGCAAAAACAATAAGTTATAGAATTCTTAGTACTACTATTGGATTTTTTACTATATGGGTTGTTAGTGGATCTATAAAAGTTGGTGCTGCGTTTGGTATAGCAGAATTATTGTGGAAACCAATACAATATTATATTCACGAGAGAGTTTGGTATAGATGGATAAAATTCGGAGTTGACAAAGACGCCGACTAAGGATATATTAAGAGAGACTATCAAGGAGAACTCGTTAATGTATCAGAATATTTTTATTGAAGATGGTGAAGGTCGTGGTATAGTACATCTCTGGGATGACCAGGAAGGCTATACCACGTTGCCGTTTTCACAGTTTGATTATGCATATAAGGCTGACCGTAATGGGTCTAAGTTGAGTATGACAGGTGTTCGTGTTAGTAAAACCAAGATGTATAAGTGGGATGACCCAACCTTATTTGAAAGTGATATTCCCCGTGAAACTCGTGTAATCACAGATTTATATTTGGATAGTGACGAACCATCAAAGGGTCACAAAGTTATTTTCTTTGACATTGAGGTGTCAATGGAAAATGGTATTCCGAATATTGAAAACCCGAACAATGAAGTTACCGCCGTTACCCTTTATGATAATGTCACGAAGGAATATACGGTATTGGTACTAGACAAAACAGGGTCTAGACAAAACTATAAGAAGGGTGATATTGACACGTACTTCTTTGATAACGAACTAGACTTACTTTACAAGTTCATTGATGTATATGAAGCTATCGGTCCCACTATTATTACGGGATGGAATAGTGATTATTTTGACGTACCTTATCTTTACAATCGGTTAAAGCAACAGTGTGGAAACGGTATTGCAAACCGACTGTCCCCTATTGGAAAGTTGAAGTATTCCAAGTTTCGAAAGAAGTGGATGATTGCCGGTGTGACATCACTGGATTATCTTGACCTTTATAAGAAGTTCACCTACGGACAACAGCAAAACTACCGTCTGGATACGATTGGTCGTATTGAAGTTGGTATGGGTAAGGTAGAATACGAAGGGTCACTTGATGACCTGTTTGAAAATGACCTTGATAAGTTTATTGATTATAACGTGCAAGACGTACGTATCATCGTGGAAATTGACAAGAAAATGAAGTTGATTGAGTTGGTTCGTGGTATTTGTCACGTTGGTCATGTACAATACGAAGATTATTGTTACAGCTCCAAGTTCCTCGAAGGAACAATCATTACCTATCTACACCGCAAGGGATTGGTGGTAAGCAACAAGCCTGCCGATGGTCGGCAGTTGATGAATGACCGTGTAGAGAACAATGATGAAGGATTCTCTGGTGCATACGTGAAACCTCCTGTACCAGGTTTGTACGATTGGATTTATTCACTCGACTTGCAATCACTATACCCAAGTATCATTATGAGTCTCAATATTAGTCCAGAGACTAAACGCGGGTTTGTGACGAATTGGGACGTTGAGAAGCACCGTAAGGGTGAAATTGATATCTATCTGGTACGTGATAAGGACACGGACGCGATTACTCGTTTGCCTCGTGAAAACTTTATTAAGTTTATGAACACGGCAAATATGTACATCAGTTCTAATGGTGTATTGTATGATGCTAACAAGACGGGTATTATTCCAGAAGTACTTGACCGTTGGTTCGCAGAACGAGTAGAATATAAGAATTTGATGAAGAAGTATAAGAACGAAGGTAACGCAGAGTTGGCAGACTATTACGATCGTCGTCAACACATTCAGAAGATTTTCTTGAATTCCTTGTATGGTGTTCTTGGACTTCCTATCTTCCGTTTCTTTGACATTGACAACGCATTGGCCGTTACAGCAACGGGCCAAGATGTTATTAAGAATAGTGCAGAGTTTGCAAATAATTTGTATAACGACAGACTGAAAGACGATAAGGATTATTGTATCTATATTGATACCGACTCGTTATACTTTTCATCCAAAGCACTACTACCAGAAAACGCAGAACCAAAGGACTTTACTATTAAATTGGCTCGTGCGGTGGAAAACAAGTTGAACGACTACTATAACGTAATGTCGAAGGAATTGTTTTTCTGTGATAAGCACAGGTTCTATATTAAGGGTGAGTCTGTCGCCAGTAAGGGTGTGTGGATTGCTAAGAAGCGATACGCTATGAACGCGGTGTATGATTTGGAATCTAACCTAGATGTTGATAATAAAATCAAGATTAAGGGATTGGATGTAGTACGGTCAACATTTCCGCCGGCATTCCGTACGTTTATGAATGGGGTATTGAAGGACGTACTAGGTGGCATCACCAAGGGTGATATGGATAAAAAAGTATTAGATTTTCGTGTCGCGTTGGATAATGAGAACTATATCAACGTTGCTAGAAACACATCGGTTAAAAACATCTCAGAATATGAAAAGGGTGCTGGTAAACAATTGGGTGAGTTTAAGAAGGGAACTCCCGCACACGTAAAGGCGTGTATTACATACAACCGAATGTTGCGTCATTTTAACATACAAAACAAGTATGAAAAAATTTCAGACGGTGAAAAGATTAAGTATGTGTATCTCAAAACAAATCCGTGGAATCTAGAAACCATTGCCGTAAAGGGATACAATGACCCGAAGGAAATTACGGATATCGCTTCGCAGTATATTGATTACGAGGCATTGTTTGTGAACGAATTAAAAACAAAACTAGAAGATTTTTACAGTGCATTAGGATGGGGACTTCTTCCTACTGATGTCAATCAAAAAGCAGATGAATTCTTTTCATTCTAAGAGGTTATTATGGAACGACCAAACAAGATTACGTTTTATAGAAATCAAAGAAATAAGTTAATCCCTGGGTGGAACGTTCGTTCTGCATCACCAAAAAGAACGTGGATGGACGAGTATAAGCATATGTACCGATGCCTTCCAATGACTATCGCAAATCAAAACGGATGGGTTATTGAATGTCCGTGTGACATCAGTGCTGTTTGGTTTGGTGGACAAGACAAACGTTCTATGCACTTTTGGTTGGACCCAGAATATAACGTATCAAATCAGTGGGTGAAGTGTCATTTTGTTGGCGGAGTTATCACGTTTGAATTTGATTTCTTAGTTAAAACAAACGAAAAAGTTAATATGTTGGTTCGTGGTGCACCGAATTTCTTTATTGATGGGGCACATCCTTTGGAGGGTGTAGTTGAAACAGATTGGTTAAACTACACATTTACAATGAACTGGCGTGTTACAGAAATAAATAAAATTGTAAAGTTTAAAAAGGGTGACCCCATCTGTTTCATTCAACCAATTCCACACAATTATGCGGAAACGTTTGATTTTGAAATCAAACATTTGGATGAAAATCCTGAGTTGTATGAAAAATTTCATACGTATAATAATTCACGTATGCAATTCAGTGCAGATAAAAAAGCTGGAAAGCATAACAAGGATTGGCAGCGGCATTATTTTAATGGAATGGAAGTAGGAAATAATACGGAAATCGGTGAGGACAGACACGCTATCAAATTAAACTTGGTTGATCCCAAAGATCAAAAATTGGTGTCCAACACTGTTATCGTAACTAACACCCAATATAATCACAATCACACCGATACGTTTGTCAATGTAAATGAAGTGAAAAAGACAGCATACGAGTATGTACGAGACTGTATCAAAACCGATACAGCGCCAAGTCCAATTCATGGTATCGGGACGTTTGCTCTCTGTGATATTAAAAAAGGTGAAGAAGTATTTCCAAAATGGACGGGTGAAAGTGGTACATATGGTGTAACCCCAAAAGAATTTAATGCATTGCCAACATACGTGCAGAATATTATTCTGAAATCGTATGAAAATACCAAAGAAAATTTCTATTGGTTCAAGTTACATAAAGACGGTTGTTTTAACTTAGCTAATCCCTATGTGTATATGAACACCGCAGAAGAAAATGGTAACGTGGATTCCAACACAGGAAAAGCATTAAAAGATATTAGTTTGGGTGAAGAAATTTTGGGTACTTATAAATTAGAAAATACTAAACCTAAGTTAGAAGTTCTTAAATAGTATTTAATAAAGGACTTGACATTTTGTGGGATGTGTGATATATTTCATACATCCCCTATTCCTTGGAGATTAACATGCTATTCAAAACCAGTGTTATCATTGTGGGATTGTTCGCAATCTTCGTGTTGATTAGTGCAATATATGCCCATATCAGTTATGCTATTATGAAGATGGATTCGGAGAGGGATATTTCATGACATGGGACTGGTTATTCGGTGCAAAGTTGTTTCTGATTTCTTTAATCATTATGTTCATCCTCGACAGGGTTATCAAATGAAAATCGTCAAGTCAAGTGAATGGTTAATTTCCGAAAACAAGAATGGTGGTGAAAAGTTCTGGCGTTTACACATCGTCAAGGACGGTGCAGACTATTACACGCAGACTGAATGGTACCAGATTAGTAAGACTGGTCGTGAAACGAAACGTCAGACCTCCGAACCATACTTTGCTGCTCCCACGAACGTTGGTCGTGCAAATGAACGAAATTCCCAAGAGCAGGCAGACTTTGAGTATGATGCCGTTATCAAGAAGCAACGTGACAAGGGATTCCGTGCAAAGGGTGAACGGAAAGATGTTCGTCCAATGCCGATGCTCGCCCATAAGTTCTCTGACCATAAAGGAAAGGTGGAATTTCCTGTTTACGTTCAGCCCAAGTTGAACGGGATGCGAATGCTGTTCGATGGTGAGAACGGCTGGAGTCGGGGAAACAAGGAAGTGATTCCCGAAGTGATTCAGCACTTGAAGTTTGATGCAGGCGGGTTTATTCTTGATGGTGAGCTGATGTTGCCGAACAACGTACTGTTGCAGGAGAGTATGACGGCAATCAAGAAATATCGTCCAGAATTGTCACCAAATCTTTTATATCACGTATATGATATTGTGGATAGTGAACTTCCTTATGCGAAACGTCAGCAGATTATTCATGATATTCTCCACGATGCTCCCCCCAACGTTGTTCGTGTTCCTACGTGGGAAGCTTTCAATGAGGCGGATGTGTTGGTCTGGCATAAGTCATTCACTCGTGATGGGTTTGAAGGAACGATGATTCGAAATCCAGATATGCAGTATGAAATTGGAAAACGGTCATATTCACTACTTAAATTAAAGGATTTTATTGATGCTGAATATCGTATTGTTGATATTATTGACGGTGATGGAAGCGATAAGAATCTCGCCATATTTATTCTCGAAACCGATGATGGACAGCATTTTAATTGCCGTCCGGAGGGATCACAAGAAAATCGTAGAGAACTTTACAAGAACCGCTCTAAACTGATTGGTCTATATGTGACTGTGAGGTATCAAGAATTATCCAGAGATGGTATACCCATCTTCCCAGTGGGAGTCGGTATTAGAGAATTGGGAGACTTTTAAAATACAGGCGGTGCAGTCGGTCGGGACGACGGTAGTAAATTGGGCTCGCTACTCGTTATATCTTTTACTACGCTAGCCAAGGACTTAGGGAAACCTATGTGGGGTTCGAATCCCCCACCGCCACTATGAGGTGATTATGGCATTAGAAAACTATTTTGTAGAGCATATCAGTTTTTCGGAAACAGTTAGAAATTTTCTTCGTCGTTGGCATTATTCAGATTATGTGAATATACAAGAAAAAGAAACATTTGGATTATTTCGTGAAGGAACATTCCTGCCAGAATTGGTGGGTGTTTGCGTTTATACCCGTCCAGCAGGTGCTTCTGCGGCACAGAAATATTATCCCACCGATCCTGACAAATGTTTAGAACTTCGTAGATTATGTTTAATTGATGACACGCCAAAGAACGCTGAAAGTTTTTTTGTAGGTAGGACATTAAAATGGTTACGAAAAAATAGTGAGTGGAAATTCGTAGTCAGCTATGCAGACGAACAGCAAGGACACAAAGGTATTATTTATAAAGCAGCAAACTTTAAATACGAAGGTATGACTGCGCCAGGAACTACATTGATGGTAGACGGAAAATCGTTCCACGTTCGCACACTTACTATGGTGGATAGACCATACGGGGTGGAAATCAATAACAGATACAAACGTGGTGACCCAGGCGTACAGGTAATAAAAACCAAACCAAAACACATCTATACCTACGCATTATGAACGATGATGAAAATAAAAATCCAAACGCATTAACGTATGGAATCACACCTAACGCACCAGCAACAATTCATCCAGTTGATGTTGATACTTGGAAAGCAGAAGTGTCTCCCACGTTTAAACATTATTTTAAAGAACGGTATGATGTTGTTGTACGGGATTATGAAAAGTTGGTACGAGAATATTCTATCAATAAAATGTTGTATGAAAGTTCAATAAGTTTTAAGCCGAATATTGGGGATACTTACTATCTATATAAGAAGCAAAATGGATCTGCTTTTATATCACTGGTAAATCCTGCTCAAGCGTTCTGGGGTGGATATGTCGGTACCTTTAAATTAAACGCCCAGTATGCATGGGAAGAGGTTTTATGACAATAGATTATAGTAGGGTTATCCAAGCACAACCCGATGGTTATGATGTAGAGGTGTTTAAACAAATTAAGTTGCAAAAGGGATTTGTTAAAAAAGAATTTCCATATAAGAAAGTTTCTGGTATGTATGTTCATTCTTTTAATCCATCTACATTACCCACCTCATTTGCCAATAACGATTCTCACTTAAATACATTGGCACAAATTGCTCCACGAGCAGTACCTACTATATGGAATACCATAACAAATTTAGTGGATGTATTCACTCCAATCGAACTTGCAGCCGATAGGAACGAATTCTCATGTCAGTTGGCGGCAGTTGAATATCCAAATTCTTGGATTGTTATGGCTCCTCTTCCTGGTGATGCAGTGGTTACGGTTCGAAACATGTATCACGAAATGATTCATTGGAAATTTACAGCACTAGGATTTGGAAAGGGATGTACACCAGAAGTATTCGATATGTTACATCACAATAATGAATTTGTCTTAAATCCAGTTGAAGAACTACATCACTCTATTGTGAATAGTTATGATGACACAGCACAAGCTGCTGTTGGACACAAAGCATCAGGCCGTCCCATTAGTGCGTCACTTCATGCATATGCCTCATTCTTAGGTGAAGCTGAAGTATCTCTACGTTTCGTACAACACGATTTTAAAGCACATTACCATTGGTTGGGTTACGCGAAGAAGTGGGGAGACAGATTGAACGAATCCTTGGAGGCTTTGATGTTAAAGGCACATACCACGGAAAAGGGAGCACAATTACTTCTTGGATTGTACCGATGGACTCGTGATTATCAAGAAGAATATAAAGACACACTTAAAACATTATCCAAATTAATGTAATGTATTCGTTGACCGCATCTCTTCCGTATCACTTATATGGTAAAGTTCGTCGTGAATTTATTACCAATGGAACGGACACTGGACTAGATAATTGTATTATTCATGCAGTATCGGTTAGACCCACACAGGCGTTGACATTTTCTGTGTTATTGGAAAATGGTGCACAATATCGTGGTGTACCCATTCACGGACTTGTTATTGGACAAGATACCACCAAACAAATACCTCCTGCAAAAAATTTACATACTCATCAAGTGTGGGGATGCTTCGGTGCAGAATTTGGTATTATAGATATGAAGTTTTCCAAAGGATTAAGTGCTGAGTGGGTGGATTCGCACGGTAACAAATTTTCCGGCCGTGGATTGGGATGGGCAATCGAATTTTATGATGATGGTTATTCCAACGCACCACAACAAGATAAAAGTTTTAATATGTTGGTGTCGGAAGAGGGGTATCTCGCAGCCATGCCAAACAATCGGGTACGATGGTGGGAAGATAGCTTCACTAATTGGAAATTACCAATAAAATTAAAAGTGAATCACAAAATATATTATGTAGAAAGTATAGGAATTAATCCAGAAGAAACTGCTTTTGTAAAGGAGTAAAGTATGGGAATGTTTGATTATATAAAATGTGAAATACAATTACCGGGATATTCCTTTATTACTAACGAAGAATTCCAAACAAAATCATTTGATAATGTTATGGAACAATATGTTATTACTGCAAAGGGTCAGATATATTGTGAGAAGTGGGATTATGAATGGGTAGACGATGAAACACGACCTATTGTAAAAGGATATTTAAAAAAAGTAGAAGGTACTTATCGCAGGGACTACTTGACAGATTTGCACGGTGATATTAGATTTTACAATGGTATTCCGATAGACGGGAAAAAATACGATTACTTCGCACGATTTAGTTATGGTAAACTTGACAGATTGTGGATGCGGGAGTGGGATAGATGGTAAACGATGTAGTTTTTGAAAAAATTATTGAAGATAAAGAACGTACATTTGTTCTTACCAATTCTTGTACACCCAAATCTATATTTACGTGGAGTAATGTAGAAAGTTATATAAATGATAATTACCACAATTCCGATATTGTTATTATTGGTGATAATAAATCAAAAATAGAAACATACAGAAGTACAGAAACAAGTAGTACACCTACTAAAACTATAGCTTCTGAAATTTATGCTGGTAAATCATTTATATTAAATGCAATGGAACGGTATACCAAAGGACTATTCTACGCATCAAATATATTTTCACAGATACAAAATAGATATGTCAGTACAAATATTTACGGTGGATTGAAAAATACTTCCAAGTCATTCCACGCACACGCAGATTCCCAATATGTGTTAATATTACAATTAGATGGAATTTCCGATTGGACAGTATACGCAGAAACTTGGAACGGAAATCCAAATGAAGTTATTTGTTTAAATGATGATTTATTAAAAAAAGATTTGGTGTACACTTTACATCCTGGGGATGTGTTGTATATTCCATACAGAAGGTATCATAAGTGTATTCCAAGAAGTAAACGATTGTCAGCAAGTATAAGTGCAGATTTTGGTACGGTACGCCCATCACATTACGGTGATTGGTTCGGTTTTAATTAAACAACAGAGGTTAAACGGTTATGGAAAAGACAAAGTTAGAAAAGTTCATTAGTAAGTATTCTCTTGGTGGTTCTTGTGAAAGTGTGTTGTGGAAGTCGGACGGTAATGATATCACCGTAAAGTGTATTTCCGACGACAAGAATGTACTTGGTATCGTCACGGTTAAGGACGCCAAGCTGGACGAAGGTGACTATGGTATCTTTGATACTAAGCAGTTGTCATCAATGCTATCAGTTCTTGGTGAAGCTGTTACGATTACCACTAAGAAGGTCGGTGATAGAGTTTCTGCTATCCACCTCACCGATAGTAACGCAAAGGTTGATTACGTATTGGCGGATTCCGCAGTTATCCCCGCTGCGCCTGATTTGAAGCAACTCCCCGCATTTGATATTGAAATCAAGCTGGACCAGAAGGTGATGAATACCTTCTTGAAGGCTCGAGGTGCATTGTCCGATGTAGAAACTTTTACCGTCCTTAGTGATGGTGATTCTGCACAGATTGTTCTTGGATATTCTGATATGAATACCAATCGTATCACTCTTGATGTAGAAACTACAAAGAATGCAAAAATTACTCCCATCAATTTCTCTGCACGATACTTTAAGGAAATTATCGCTGCAAATAAGGAAGCAGCTAGTGGTGTCTTGAAGGTTAGTAGTAAGGGATTGGCATATGTCAAGTTTGGTGTCACTGATTACAACACCGACTACTACCTCGTTCAGATTCAGACAGCTTCCTAATGTCATTCTTTGAGTTCAACGATACTCCAAAGCAAGCACAGTATACACCCCCTTCTGCGAAGAAACCGCCGAAGGGTGGTGTTGTCTTGAACACCAGTGCCACTGATTTTTTCAGTGGTGAAGGTACATCGTTTGATTTTGACATAGAAAAAAATAAGTTTGTTCAACATATGGGTATGTTGAAAAATCAATCGGTGCAAGAAAATACGTTGTATAAGAAGTGGAAAGAACTAACAACGGATTTTAATAATACAAAAGATATTCAGCTTGCACAAATTGTTGAAGCCAAAATATGGCGGCCAACAGATATTCTCAACAAAGATTTAACTGTTGAAGAAATCAATAAATTAGATCCAGAAGTTGTTATTGTTGAACCCGATAATACTTCGTTATTTAGTGATTGGAAATATCTTCGTGTTATGTGTTCTACGTTTGAGTTTACGGCAAATCCAGGTCGTCTTGTTCGTATTCTTATTCGTGACAAGAACTCTGGTAAGTACCTTGGCGTTTGTGCATTGGGTTCTGATGTTGCCTCTGTTGGTGTTCGTGATAAATGGATTGGATGGACTAAGGAGAATAAATTTGAAGATGGATTACTCAACTCAACATCAATCGGAACCACCATCGTACCAACACAACCGTTTGGGTATAATTTCCTTGGTGGTAAATTGGTTGCATCGTTGTTGGCAACGAAGTCTGTCCGTGATTACTGGAATTCTAAATTTGGAAACATCCTTGTGGGATTAACCACCACATCGTTGTATGGTTCACACAGTATGTACCAACGAATTCCATTCTGGAAAGAATTAGGAGTTACCGCCGGTAAGATTGCATTGAAACCAGACGATGATATTTTCCAAGAGTGGGCAAACTATCTAAAAGTTAATCATTCGGAAGGATTTGATAAAGCAACAATTCCGTATGTCGCAGATATTACACAAGAAGGTGAAGAATGGGTATGTGCGGACGAGTTTATCCGTATCACTGCAACCACCAAAGAAGAATTGATTGCTAAATTAGAAGCAGACAATTATTCTGTTCATACATCTGGTGAAGTATACGATAAAAAATCACGACACAAATTCCCACCAACGGGACCAAAGCAACAGACTATGTTATTGTTGTTTAAGATATTAGGTATTAAAGCAAGTGATTATGAGCATGGATTTCAACGTGGTGTATACTTCGCACCTGTCTATGAAAATACTCGTGAATTTCTTCGTGGAGAAATCAACGAAGATAAACTAATATTATCACAGAAGTTGACAAATGATGTTGAGAGTGTTATGTTATGGTGGAGAGATAAAGCAATCAAAAGATATTTGAATCTATTTGATAATAACCGTTTAAATGGTGAAACATTATATTATCGTAAAATGGTTCAGATGACTTGGGATGAAACCAAGAACACTTACTTGAATGAGGTTGGAAGATAATGATTGATAATACAATCTGGGCAGAACGCTACCGGCCTGATACGTTGGAGAATTACATTGGTAACGAACACGTAAAGAACAAGTTAACTCAATTTATCGCAGAGCAAGATGTTCCGCATCTACTCTTCTGCGGTACAGCTGGCACTGGTAAGACCACCGCAGCGAAGATTCTGGTCAAGAATATTGATTGTGATTACTTGTTTATCAATGCATCGGATGAAAACTCCGTAGATACGATTCGTACTAAGATTAAGAACTTCGCAGCAACAATGAGTTTTAAACCCTTGAAGATTATCGTACTCGACGAGGCGGATTACATTACCCCACAGGCACAGGCAGCACTTCGTAACTTGATGGAAGTGTTCAGTAAGAATACTCGTTTCATCTTGACCTGTAATTATGTGGAACGTATTATTGATCCTCTGATTAGTAGAGCACAAGTATTCAAGTTGACCCCACCATCTAAAAAAGAGGTGGCAGTTCACTTAATGAAAATTTTGGAGAAGGAACATGTTGGATTTGATAAGTCTGTTATCGCAACCCTGGTTAACGCATATTACCCAGACATTCGCCGGATTATTAATACTTCGCAAAATCAAACAAGTGGCGGTAGACTGGAACTCAACGTTGAGGAAGTAATCGCTGGGGATTACAAGTTGAAGGTGTTGGATGTCTTGATGAGTAATCTTCCATTGAAAGATAAGGTTAATGAAATAAGACAGATTGTGGCAGATAGTAATGTAAAGGATTTTGCTGAACTGTATAGATTACTCTTTGATAAGGTAACTGATTACGCACCGGCAAAAGTACCACATACTATTCGAGAAATCGCAGAAGGACAGTATCGTGATAGTTTTGTAGTAGATAAGGAAATTAATTTTGTAGCAGCGTTGTATAACATTTTAAATGGTTGAGGAATTATGTCAAAGAATAACCGATTTGGTGGACCACCACCGCAACAGCCGCAGTTGAATGTGGATTTGTCAAAGGCAGACGATGTTTCCTGCGAACGTTGTGGTAATTACACCTTTGAACAAGTGATGTTGATGAAGCGGATGTCTGCACTTATTTCACCAACTGGTAAGGAAGCAATTGTACCTATTCCTACCTTTTCGTGTAATGCATGTGGTCATATTAATAAGTCATTTCTTCCTGTAATTCCCAAGGGAATGGAAGAGGAAGCAGCAACCGAAGTGGAAAAGGCTCCGAGCAAGCCCTCACTCATTTTAGAGAAGTAATATGTCAAAAACTACTAACGCAGTAGCACCAATCGTATCGGTACCAGCAGCACCAGTAACAACTATGCGAGATGCTGGAATTTATTACTTGTGTGATGAGTTTAATACCAATGTAGCAAAAGATGTCGTTACGTGGATACTAGATTCAAACATTCAGAAAAGTAAGAAGCATGACCATCTTACATTGATGATTACCAGTTATGGTGGTGACTTGTCAGCTGCATTCGCTATTATTGACGTAATGCGAGGTAGTGCAATCCCTGTTCGTACGATTGGTCTTGGATGTATCGCATCGGCTGGGTTGTTAACATTCATTTCTGGTGAGAAGGGACATCGTATCATTACGCCGAATACGAGTATTCTCTCACATCAGTGGTCGTGGGGACAGGTAGGTAAGGAGCACGAACTCATCGCAACGATGCGTGAGTTTGAGTTGACTACGATTCGTATGATTAATCATTACAAGAAGTGTACTGGATTGGCAGAAAAGGTTGTTCGTGAACGACTTCTTCCACCGCAGGATGTGTGGTTAGCTCCGCAGGAAGCGTTGAAATATAAAATCTGTGATAAGGTACAGGACATCAAGTAATATATGGAACAAACGTTTGTTGATAAGTCCCGTGTCTCAGTTAGAGAAATTAGTAAAGCTGTGGCACGGGATTTTATCGAAAAGCACCATTACACACATAAGTTCAGTTCCACACGATATGCCCTAGGGATTTTTTATCGTGAGGAAACTGAACATATGTTCTTTGCCGGTGAAAACGAACAGTTGATTGGTTGTATGACTTATGGGCATCCTGTAAGTAATAGAACGGTTGATAGTATTGTAGACGGATTAGAACTAGACGAAGTATTAGAACTCACCAGATTGGTTATTCTTGATGGGTATGGAAAGAATATTGAAAGTTATTCTATTGCACAATCCTTCCACTGGATGAGAGATAATGATTCACGAGTAAAAGTATTGGTCAGTTACGCAGACCCAGAACAATCACACACGGGTGGTATTTACCGAGCAACGAATTGGATATATCAGGGATGTGGATATTCCAAGTTGATGCCTGATTTCTCACTTCTCTTAGAGGAAGGAGGATTGTGGATGCACTCACGAACAGTGGGGGCAAAGTTTGGTAATAAATCCGTGGAGAATCTAGCAAAACGAATTGGTCGTACGTTTTGGAGAAAAGAGGAAACAGCCAAACATCGGTATATTTATTTTCTCTGTGACAAGAAGGAAAAGAAGCGTATGATGAAAAACTTAAAAATTCCAGTCATACCATATAACGATATTAAAGAATACGTACAGTTGATTCAAAAGGTCACTGTTACCGATGGAGTTGTGGAAAACATCGAAGTTATTCAAGGTGTAGATAATGGGTGGAAACCTCAGAAAGTAGAATTGAAGGAGAATGTATGAGAGTAGCTATTGTTTCGACCCCACGTACGTGTTCAAGTATGTTGGGAACACTTTTCTCTACAAAGTTTAATTTAACAGATTATTCGGAATTGTTTTCCGAAGGTCCGATTGTAAAATCCGTGGAAGAAAAATTAGACATGATGACGAACACGGATGATTTTTCTGTTAAGATTACCAGTACCACATTGACAAGTTATAAAAATATATTAGATTACCAGACATTTCCGTGGCATGCATTTGATAGAATTGTTTTGGCCGAAAGATTGGATATCACGCAACAAGCTGCAAGTTGGTTACTATTGTCGTATGCACAGGAAAATGGTAATGGTGAACACGCAGCACTGGTAGAGTTTTTAACTGAGCAATTGGAAACACCCGAAAATATTCCACTTGACAGAAGTTTATTAAAGTATATTTTGGAAACTATTCTATATTATTACGATGTAATTAAACCACATTTATTAAAGTCTGGATTACACGTTAGTATGGTTGACCACGAAATGATGCAGAAACCATCTACGGAATATCTACCAGAGTTAAATGAACGTTTGGGGATTGATTTTACACAAGAAGATGTTGACAAAATTTCAAATCCAACGTATATTGATTATACACCCTTCATTGAAGCCCACAAACTTCGTGATGTAATAGAAGAAATTAAACGAGAGCTAACCAATGCCACCGAAGAAGAAACAAGCACAGACGAAGGAAACGAATCAATCGAAAACGAAGGGACTGTTTGACCACATAGAGCAAATTTATGTTGGGCAGAATCCAGACTATTTTGATACATTGTCCGATGCTGATAAGAAATCATACAGTGTGTATATGGTCAATAAATTTCTGAGTATGAATCCGCATCAATCTCCGTTCGTGAACGAGATGCAGAAATACACATTACCAAATGATATACACTACGCCTTCTTCAGCCGAGTTATTCCGAAAGGGCGACAGTTTAATAAGTACATTAAGAGTAAAAAGGAGTCGGCATATGAGTCGTGGATGGTTGACTTGGTTAGGAAACATTATGACATTAGCGCAGCAGAAGCTACAGACTACCTCGAAATCTACTACAAGCACAACAAAGAAGAATTACGAAAGTTGTGTCAAATGTACGGAACGGAAGAAAAAGTAATCAAGAAGGCTAAACTATGACAACAACAGAGGAAATTATAAAAATGGTTAACCTGAGTTGGGCCAGATATTTTCGTGGAATTGCTGGGCATGTAAAACAAAAGTCAAAAGACAAGTATACACAAATCGGTGCGGTGATTGTTGGTAAAGATAATGAAATTGTTTCTACTGGATACAATTCGTTTCCTCGTGGTATTAACGATGATGTTCTTGAACGGCAAGAACGTCCTGAGAAGTATTTTTGGTTTGAACACGCAGAACGAAATGCGATATACAACGCAGCACGAATTGGTGTATCTACAACAGGTTGTACAATGTATCTTACGTGTGGAATGCCGTGTGCAGATTGTGCACGTGGAATTATAAACGCCGGCATTAAGAAAATTTATATTGAGCATTTTAGTCAAGATGGAGCAAAGGGCCCAATATGGGAAGAGAGTATTAAACGAAGTATGATTATGTTCAGTGAAGCAGGTGTAGAGGTACTTTATTATGAGTAATGGAAAAGGTGACTCCCCAAGACCATTAAGTGTAGATCAAAAAACATTCGCAAATAACTGGGAACGTGCCTTCGGTACACCCATCTGTGAGTATAGTGGACTCCCACACACAGCAAGTTATGATGATGTTGATAAAGAATACACAGAACTACTTGCCTCTGGATTATTCTGGGAATTATTTCCTGGGTTAACTGGTGATTGGAACCAAGACCAAGCAAGATGGAAACTGGCCATACTTAGCAAAGAATCACAATTAACGGGATTATATGACACATTACGGGAAGAAAAAGGGAACGACTAACACTGGATGTTGGTATTCTATACTTCAAGAAAATAATATGTTTCACATAAGTGTTGGTAAAGGTGATTTCGTAATATACGAAGGTTTTGAAAATCCACCAAGCATAGAATTTTTAGATAATAATATATTATTACTGGAACAGGAGTTATATAATAGATTTCCAATAGGTTCAAAAATAGATATTATTGCATAACCCACTTGACTTTGAGTGGGTTTTTTGTTATATTTTAAGTGTATCTACCCACGAGGAAACTATGTCATTTGTGAAATATAAAGGATATACCAGAGAAGATGCACTTGCAAGTGTTGGTGCTGGGTGGGCTGGCCTAATTAATCGTGTATACGATGTACTGGAATCTATTAAAGGTACGGTAAAGATTGTACAGGTCAAGGAAAAGTTTGGAGGACTTCGTATCTACACAGATTATGGTAATGATGAACTTGATCAAGTAATTCGTGAAGTGGGATATGAAAGTGTTAAAATTTGTGAAACCTGCGGCAAACCTGGTGAAGTACGAGGTAAAGGTTGGTATTATACATCGTGTGTTGAACACGCAAAACCTGGTGACCTTACACACGGAAATGACGATGCCGAAGAAGAAAACTAAATCAGAAAAAGAACTTAACTTGAAGTTCACAGGTAAAATGAGTATCCTTATTGAGTTAGAAGGACATGGACCACTTGAATTTCGAGTGAATGATTTACAAGTGGTGAAGGATGCTGTACAAGTTATACTAGACCACACAAACAATAAAACGCCCGTAAACTCTTACGATAAACGTGAACAGAAAACTATGCAGAAACTCTTGGATGGTATCGAATGAATAAGATTAGCTACTCGCAGTATTCGTTGTGGGCAAACTGTCCACTCTCGTGGAAGTTGAAGTACGTTGATGGTGTCCGATTTGATGACGCATCAATTAACACCGTGTTCGGTACTGCCATGCACGAAGTTATCCAAGAATGGTTGGAGACTACGGTATATGCGGGTAAGGACAATCTTGCAAAGAGTGTGGACCTCAGTGAACCCCTCAAAACAAAGTTCATTACATTGTTCCAAGAAAACACTACGGTTGATGCAAACGGGAATAAAGTATTCTTGTGTGATAAGAAAACCCTAATGGAGTTTTACAATCAAGGGTGTGAGATTCTGTCGTATGTACAGCAACATCGTAATAAGATTTTCCCGTCAAAAGACACCGTACTTGCGGGTATTGAATATCCTATTGAAACGGAAGTTCGTCCTGGTGTGACCTTTATTGGGTATGTGGATATCATTACCAAGAATGAAAAGACGGGCAAGGTTACAATTATTGATTTGAAAACCTCACGGTCTGGATGGACGCAGGCACAGAAGAGTGACCATATTAAACTGAATCAGATTTTGTTGTACAAGAAGTTCATCTCTGAAAAGTTTAATACTCCACTCGAAATGATTGGGACGGAGTTTATTATTCTCAAGCGTATTATTAGTGAGAACAGTCCATATCCCATTCCTCGTGTGAGCACCTTCGAACCGTCTAACGGAAAACCTTCGGTTAACCGTGCATGGGGACATATTGAAAAGTTCTTGAATGAGTGTTTTGATGGTGAAGGAAACTATCGTACGGATTTGATTACCGCGACACCAAGTAAAGATAGTTGTAAGTATTGTGTGTATAACGATAAGGAAACGTATTGTTCTGAATCATTTTACAAAATCAAAAAAGCAAAGGTGTTGAATGGATAATCCAATGGTCAATTATAGTAAAATTATCGCAGATACCGCGAGTAATCACTTTAATGTTCGAGATGAATACAAGACCAATACCTATGAACAGAATGTTGCTATAACGCTTAGTGAACAACGTAGGTTCTCCGTGGGATGTATCAATATTACGGGTGAACTCAATATCGGAATGATGATTCGGTCTGCGTGTCTATTGGGTGCAGAGAACTTCTATATCTTTGGACGAAAGAAATTCGATAAGCGGTCCACAGTAGGGGCTGAGAAATATATTAATATCGTCCAGTATACGTTTGATGACCCGATACACGCGGATACCGAAATCAACGAACGATTGGAGTATTTGCTGAAATGGAATAGTGTGATACTCTGTGAACACGGTGGTCGAGAGATTGGTTCATATCGGACTAAGCAACTCTACAAAGAGGAAGTAGACCGTCCGTTGTTTGTGTTCGGAAGTGAAAGTCACGGACTTCCAGAAGTAGTGGTGAACAACGAACATTTTTATAAAGTCAGTATTCCGCAACGCGGAGTCCTCAGGTCGTTCAACGTCAGTGCCGCAATGAATATTATCGTATGGGATTATGTCAAGGAGATGTATCTATGAGGTTGGGAGTAATCGCCGGAAACTTTGACATCATACATCCTGGTTATATGAAGATGTTCAAGGAGTGTAAGGCAAACTGTGATAAGTTTATGGTATTCCTTCATACAGACCCTACTATTGAACGACCAGAAAAGATTAAGCCTATTTTATCGGTAGAGGAACGCACAGAGATATTACAAGGTATTAGATATATTGATGAAATAGTACCTTATAATACAGAACACGATTTGTGGAGGCTATTGATTTTATACAATCCTTCTATTAGATTTCTTGGTGAAGATTATAAAGACAAGAATTATACTGGTAAGGGATTTTGTCCTGTCTATTGGATTAACCGTGACCACGGTTGGTCAACAACCAAATTTAAAAAACTAATTGCGGATACAATATGATGACGAAGAAGGATATCCTACGGAACATGCATTGGAACTGATTAAGACCTGGCCGTGGCAGGATACCGATGGATGTTTCAATTTCATTCGGCAGATGTGGCAGTGGAATAAGATTATGTGGTTGACGAAGTGGCCTGACAAAGCGTTGTTTGCAGGAGCAAGTCTTGAAGAGTTTATTACTTTTATTGAAGAGTGTGGTGGCACCGTGTATCTACCAAAGGAGAAAAACAATGGAAAAGCGTGACCGATTTCTACTGGAACAGAAAATTATGCAGTGTTGGAATGTGACGGATGATATGGATACGATTTCTGAGTATATTGCAGACAGTGATATTTCACCAGTACATCAAGACCAGTTGTTGAATATGTTGTTTGGGATGCGTACACTATATAATCAGAAGTTTAATAGTACGATGAATTTGTTCAGTGAACTCGTCCGAAATGGAGATATTAAATCCGATGTATGAAAAATATAAATACAATGAACTGACTTTGACGGCATCAAGTTACAATCGAAAAATCAGTATTGAAATTCCTATGGATAGTACTTCAAATGAAGTGTTCGAGGCATTTAAAACCTTGATGGTGGGACTGACATTTGACGAAGATGCATTTAATGATGCAGTAGTAAATTACTTTTATGAAAATGAGTTAAACAAAGATGAATGAAGTTAAGTTTATAAATAAACCCTGGGGAAGTGAAACCATTTGGGCACATACGGAACATTATGTAGGAAAAATTTTAAATATTCGCGGTGGTGAATCTTTGAGTATTCAATATCATCACCACAAAGACGAAACTATGTATGTGTTGTCTGGTAAAGGTATTGTTAAATTTTATACAATGGAAGAAAACGTACCCGTGTTGACAGCAGTATATGTTATGAATCCAGGAGATTCAATTCATATCCCACCAACACAAGTTCATTCCGTTGAAGCGTTTGAAGATATGCAAGTATTAGAAGCATCTACAAATCATTTGGATGATTTGGTACGAATAAAAGACAGATACGGACGGTAATTATGATTTTACTATTAGGTGATATTCACGGTGATTACAAAGTAATGGAGAGAGCTATTGATTTAGCTGGACAAGTCGGTGCCGCTGCCATTATTCAAGTCGGTGATTTTTGTTTGTTCCGTGGACATGGAATGGATAATGAAGAGCAATTTAAAAATGTATTGAATAGGTCATCAGTTCCCGTGTATTTTATTGATGGTAACCACGATGATTGCACCCGTTGGATTAGTTACACGGAAGTCTCACAAGTATATCCAGACATTCCATTCTATTATATTCCTCGTGGAACAGTAATGGAGTTGGATGGTCGGACCATCGCATTTATGGGTGGTGCAGCATCCATTGACAAAAAGTGGAGATTGGCGGACGGAATGCATTGGGATGAAAACGAACTTATCAGTGATGAACAATATACTCGTATGCTGAATAATGCAGAGGGTAAGACTATTGATATGTTTATTACGCATTGCCCACCCAACAGTGTTATCGAAGAACATTTTGATAACTCCGCAAAACTTCAATTTGATGTGGGATTGGATTGGGAAGATCCGACGCAGAAGCAGATTGAAACTTTATGGCATGCACTGGGAACACCTATGGTTTATTCAGGACATATGCATAGGGTTGTTAAGGGAATGACATATAGAATTTTGGATATAAACGAACTTTTGGCAGTTTGACCACTATTTATAGAAGGTTATAGAAAAGGTCAAACATGAGAAAAGATAAATATTCATATACTACCGTGCAAATTACGAAAGAAATAAATCAACACATTCGTGAGTTTTGTAAACTTAACGGGTTTGTTGCAAGTACCATTACAGAAAAGTTATGGTCTAATTTTATTTCTTCTAGTATGTCCGGTAGTATCACTTTATAAGAGAATTATATGGCTATACCAACAAAACAAGATATATATTTTGCGGCTGGAGCCGGGGATGTAGCCGAATTTAATTCTGGCAAATACAGCCGTATAGTAATTACACCAGAACGTGCAGAGGAAACTCGTAAATTAAATAATTTACCAGCCAACGTATTAAGTACCGCAACAACTTCGGGTGGTTGGGTGTTCATTAATCCAGACTATGTTGATGCAGAGGAACTATTCAATGCATACAGAAGTGGATTGTTCACTGGTGATTATGATGAAATCGCTCCAGGTGGTGTATACCTACGATTGTTGCCTGACAAGGGTATTGGTGCCAATTTCTATCCACCACAATCGTTTACACCTGCACAAGAAATACCACAACCCGTAACGGATACTACTCCGGTAACGGTTACACCACCACAAACACCTACGTTAACACAGGCAACGGGTCAATTATTCAGAACAAATAACGAATTGAATGATATGATTGAAACGCATTTAAATGCGAAATTCGTTCCACAAGCACAACGTACCCGTGAAGATTCTACGGCAAAAAAAGGTAACAGAATATTTGCAGAAGATGTCGGTACACCAATTTATGAATATCTTGATGGTCCGTATTGGCGTAGAATTGTAGCGTACGTAGAATCACAAGTTGCTCCTGTACGTGCATTAGCACAACAAGCCCTTGCAACGGCTCAAGCTGCAGCGGCTTCCGCAGCTGCAGCGGCACAATCAGCACAAGCAGCGTTGGATAGGGCTATGACCCCAGGTCCACCAGGTCCACCAGGACCTGCCGGTGCAGCAGGGACGCCTGGTGCTGATGGAGCAGCTGGGCATTTAGATACCGTTGTTGTTCAACACGCGGATACCACACACAACGACACAACACACGCAGATACATCACACAACGATACGGTGCATAATGATACACAGGTGCAACACACCGACACACAGCATACGGATACACCAGTTCATAATGACACATATGTACCACACTCAGACATTCCTCATTCCGATACGGAAATAATTCCACACACAGATACCTACATACAACACGGAGATAGTGGTGGTGGCGGTGGAGGTGGTGGTGGCAGTGAAATTATAGCATTTTAAAATAAAAATATTATAGGAGTTTAGATGAAACACGGTTATATTCCAAAAGAACAACGTAAGAAGATTTTATTCCTCTCAGACGATATGCGAGTAACATCAGGTGTTGGTGTTATGTCCCGTGAAATAATTGAAGGAACTTCGCATAGATTTAATTGGGTACAGGTAGGTGCAGCGGTTTCTCATCCTGAGGCCGGTAAAATGATTGATATGTCCGACGCAATTAATAATGAAGTTGGATTGACTGACGCTAGTGTTAAGATTGTTCCCTATAATGGATACGGTGACAGTAGATTGATTCGTCAGTTAATAGAATTAGAAAAGCCAGATGCTATTCTCCATTTCACAGACCCAAGATATTGGATTTGGTTATATCAGATTGAGCATGAGATTCGTCAAAAGATTCCTATGTTCTTCTACGCTATTTGGGATGACCTTCCGTATCCATTCTATAATGAAAATTATTATCGTTCCGATGATTGGATTGGATGTATTAGTAAACAAACCTACAATATCGTAAAGCACGTATCAAGAAAGGAACCACGTGCTCCGTGGTCACTATCCTACATTCCACATGGAATTGATACAAAGAAGTTCCATCCACTACCAGAAGATGACAAAGAACTCTTGGAAGTTCGTGAACGATTGTTTAACGGTCAAGACGTTAAATATGTAGTGTTCTACAATAGTAGAAATATTCGTAGAAAGATGACATCGGATATTCTGTTGGCATTTAACACGTTTATGAAAAAGCTACCAGAAGAAGAACGTTCAAAGTGCCGTCTTGTATTACATACACAACCCGTTGATGAACACGGTACTGACTTACCTGTGGTGATTCGTGACGTAATGCCAGAATTAGAAAAGTATGTTATTTTCTCAAACGAACGCATTGAATCGAAGCATATCAACATTCTGTATAACATCGCAGACGTTACCATTAATATGTCTAGTAACGAAGGTTTTGGTTTGGGTACGTGTGAAAGTCTAGTTGCTGGTACACCAATCATTGTTAATGTCACGGGTGGATTGCAAGACCAGTGTGGATTCACAAATGATGAAGGTGAGTACCTTGACCCTGAACGTGATTTCAATTATGATTGGGGTAGTAATCACGATGGACGTTTCAAGAATCACGGTGAATGGGCATTCCCATTATTTCCAGTAAGTCGTTCTTTACAAGGTTCTCCGTTGACCCCGTACATTTTTGATGACCGTTGTTCGTGGGAAGAAGCAGCGGAGAAGATAATGGAAGTGTATAAGATGTCGCGTGAGGAACGTAAACGCCGTGGTGAGTTGGGTCGTCAATACGCACTTGGAGCTGGACAATTTACGGCAGAACGTATGTGTGAATTATTTATCGAACATATGGAAAATGCGTGGGATAATTGGACCCCACGGGAACGTTTTACTTTGGTGAAGGCATAATATGACAGGCAAACCGTTATGTATAGTTAGAGCACCATGCCAGACTCGTTCTGGTTATGGTGATATGAGTAGAGACATTATCCGTCACATCATTGAATGGGATAAGTTTGATGTGAAGGTGCACAGTGTACCGTGGGGTGATACTCCTATGAATGCACTGGATGAAACTAATCCAAAGGACAAAATGATTTTGGATAGAATCATTCGTGGTGGACAATTACCACAACCATCATTGTATGTTACAATTACCATCCCAACAGAATTTGAACCGTTAGGAAAGTACAATATCGGTATAACCGCCGGCATTGAAACCACCGTGGCTTCTGCTGAATGGATACAAGCATGTAATAAAATGGATTTAGTACTGACTATTTCCGAACACTCAAAGAATGTTTTTCATTTCTCAAAGTACTCACAGCAAAATCAACAAGGTAATATCATTGGTGAACTAGCAGTCACCAAACCAATTGAAGTATTACACAATTGTATTGACAATAACATATTTAAAAAAATCGAATATGATTTTAATTTAGAGCCAAAAATACGAGAAACATTGGATAGCATCCCAGAGAAGTTCTGTTATCTTTTCGTTGGTCACTGGCTCCGTGGTGAATTTGGAGAGGACCGTAAGAATGTTGCACTGTTGGTGAAAATATTCCTTGAAACATTCCGACAAATTCCAGAAAAAGAAAAGCCTGCGCTTATTTTAAAAACTAGTAGTGCTGGATTTTCTATCTTGGACAGAGAAGATATATTAAAGAAAATAGAACAAATCAAGAAATCTGTTACTTTGAACGTTGGACAGAGCATGCCGAATATTTATTTATTGCATGGTGAGTTAACAGACAAAGAAATGAATTCGTTATATAACCACTCAAAGGTAAAAGCACACGTAAGTTTAACCAAGGGTGAAGGGTTTGGTAGACCATTACTTGAAGCATCAATTAGTGGCAAACCCGTAATCGCATCTGGATGGAGTGGTCAACTTGATTTCTTGGATAAAGACAATTCATTACTAATTGGTGGTGAACTCAAACCTATCCACGAAAGTTCTGTGTGGGACGGTGTATTGATTCGGGAGTCTACGTGGTTCGCTCCTGATATGAACCAATCAGCAAACGCAATGTACGCCGTATTTAAGAATTACAGTAATTTTAAAAAGAAGGCACAGTTGTTAGCAAAACAAAATGTTAAGAAGTTCTCGTATCAAACTATTTTTAACAGAACAGTTGAGTTGTTAGACAAATATGTTCCACAATTTTCCGTTGAAACTAAATTGGTTCTTCCAACATTAAAGAAGATTAACTAATGGCAATAGAAGGGTATAAAGGTACATTAGGTGTTCGTACTTTCGTTTCTCGAAAAGATTTGACTACTGGCAAAGTGGTGCAGTTTACCTACGATAATGAGCAGAAATATGCACTCGTACTCAATCCCAATTGGGAAGGTAAAATGCACGCTTTGTCACTGGGTTCTCTAACACCAGAAAAACTTGGTCAAATATTTAAATTGATTGGTGATGAAACTGATACTCAGGTAATTTACGACCGTTTCAAAAACTCAAATTTCGTTGGTGACAGACCCTATCGAACCTATTTATTAACGAAGATATCTACGTTACGTGAAGTATTCATTAAGAAAACTGTGTTAAAGACAGAAGAAAACGTAACGGAGAATATGTATGGGGAATAATGTTATAACAGAACACCCATTAACGGAATCAAAACAAGATAGAATAAACTTAAAAAGATATATACCAGAAAAAGAATGGTGGACTGTTTGGTACTACATCTGTACTGGTAAGCACGTAGCAGTAGCAAAAGAATAAAACTAATACAATAGGAAGGGTTACATGACAGAAGAAGGTAACGTTAGTAAAAAACCACTGAGCACAGCGGATAAAGTCGCTGTGGTACTCGGTGGTTGTGGTTTTATAGGCCACCATCTCGCACGACGATTACAGAAAGAAGGTTACTGGGTTCGTGTGGCAGATATTAAACTTCCAGAACATTGTGATGTAAACACATTTGCAGACGATGTTGTACACGGAGATTTATCGGATTATCAAACATGCTTGAACGCATTAAGTTTGGGCCGTACCGATGTCGAAGTATATCAATTAGCTGCTGATATGGGTGGAGCATCATACATCTTTACTGGTGAGCATGACGCAAATGTAATGACCAACTCGGCGTTAATCAATTTAAATACATTGAAAGCAATGGTGGTGTTGGGATTAAAACGAGTATTCTATTCGTCATCGGCGTGTATCTATCCAGAGCATAACCAGTTAGACCCAGATAATCCAAACTGTGAAGAAAGTTCAGCATATCCAGCAAACCCAGATAGTGAATATGGGTGGGAAAAATTATTCAGTGAACGATTGTATATGTCGTACAAGCGTAACTTCGGCATAGAACCACGCATTGCTCGTTTCCATAATGTATATGGTGTAGAAGGGACATGGGAAGGTGGGCGTGAAAAGGCACCCGCTGCGATGTGCAGAAAGATTGCGCAGACACCAGAAGGTGGTTCAATTGATATGTTTGGTGACGGAAAGCAAACCCGTTCATTCCTTTATGTAGATGAATGTGTCGAAGGCATCTTACGGTTAACCCATTCAGATTTTACTGGTCCTGTTAATATCGGTTCGGAAGAAATGATTTCAATTAACGATTTTGCTTATATGATTATGGGAATCGCTGGTAAGAAGTTAACTATTAATCATATTCCAGGTCCGTTAGGGGTTCGTGGACGTTCCTCTGACAATCGGTTAATTCGTCAACACCTCAATTGGGAGCCAAATTCTCCATTGGTTGACGGCATTACCAAAACATATCACTGGATTAACGAACAGGTTACCTCTATATGATTACGCATGTCGGTATAGGAAACTCTGGGAGATTTGGTAACCAAATGTTTCAAATGGCTGCACTCATTGGTATCGCAGAAAAGAACGGATATGATGTAAAAATTCCAATAGAAAATACTGGTGATAACTTCGTATTTTATGATTTGGCAAAGCAGCAAGCAGAACCAACTGGTATGGAACTTCGTAGACCATTTCTTATTCCCGACAGTTACTTTGCACCAATGGCAGAAATTTCAGATGTTGTCAAGCAACGATATCAAGAACAATTCTTTCATTTTAATGGTGCAGCATTAGATATCCCAGATAATATTGATATTGCTGGGTTCTTTCAAAGTGAAAAATATTTCAAACATGCAGAACAAAAAGTCCGTGAAGTATTTACCTTTCGTCCAGAAATTCGACAGCAAGCTGAATTAGAACTGGCAAAGGTAAAGGATGATGCACCACGAGTATCTATCCACGTTCGTCGTGGAGATTATGTGGCAAACTCTGCAAACCATACGGTCACTGGAATGGAATACTATGCGGAGGCTATCAACAAGTTCTTCTCGAAAGAACCTTATCGGTTTGTAGTATTCTCCGATGATCCAGAATGGTGTAAGGAAATGTTCGAAGGTGGATATATTGTAGATATCAATAACTCATATGTAGAAATGTGTATGATGAGTATGTGTGACCATCACATCATTGCAAATAGTTCGTTTAGTTGGTGGGGAGCATGGTTAAATCCAAACCCCAAGAAGATTGTAACCGCACCGTCACAGTGGTTCGGACCAAACCTTCGTCATAACAGTATTATAGACCTTCTACCAAGTGAGTGGTTTTGGATATGAGACTAAAAGAATTTTACTACCAAATGGAAGATATTCCTGATATTGGTTTGTCTGACAAAGGAGATAGGCATCCGTTACATAAGCATTTTTATATTGATACGTACGATGCATTATTCTCTGCATGGAAAGACGAACCTGTTCAATTGATGGAATTGGGTATTGCATCTGGTGCAAGTCTGTTGATGTGGTCGCAATATTTTACAAAGGGTATAATTACCGGACTTGATATTGTAGAACCTGTACGAAAGGATTATCTTTCAACGTTACCTAATGTTAATATGATATTTGGTGACGCATACAATGAAGATAATGGTAACTATCTAGTACAGAACTTACCGAAGCAAGATGTGTTTATTGAAGATGGTGCACATGATATTGATAACCAAGTCAAAGCAATATTAAAATACCACGCACTTGTAAAACCAGGTGGATATTATATCTGTGAGGATATGTACTTACCAAATCTATTTGATTATTTAACTCGTGGTGTATATATGATACCCGACCGTAACTATGCAGTAACCATACTAGATCAACACATGCGTCCGAACGGACTCGCAGATGATGTGATGATTATAATACAGTTCTTTAATTAATATGAAAATAGCACTTTGTTTATCTGGTCAACCTCGTGGATTGCCTTTGTCATTAAAAATGTTAAAGGCAAACCTCGTTGGTATAGAAGATATGGATATCTTCTTACACGCATGGTTTGACCCAAATACTATTGGTCAACCATACGATAGTGCGCAAGCACATCAACAAGGTAGAGTAGGATTGGTTCATCCACAAACGGAAGAGATGTTACTCAGTCTTAATCCAAAAGATTATATCTTTGAACCACAGAAGGAATTTCCATTCGCACGTAGGTTCACATCACCACCAGAAGCAAATCAAGAACGTATGGCTAGTATCTTCTATTCAATCTATACAGCGAATATGTTGAAGAAGCGATACGAACTGTTAAATGGATTTGAATATGATTTGGTGATTCGTGCAAGATATGATTTGTGGTACGAGAATCCTATCAATGTAATGGATTATTTGGAACAATCACGAACACATATCGTCACCGCGGATAAGTTTCAGGGGATTCGTAATGACCCAAACTTTCATCAAGGTGGATATACGATGACGGATATATTCGCATTCTCCACATCAAAGAATATGGATGTGTTCTGTGACACATATCCACAATTTTCCTTTATTCATTCACAGATTCAGATTCCATATGGTGAAAACTATATCGGATATCGTGTACGAGTAATGGGTGGAATTGAAGCATACTGTGCTCCGTTCAACTACGAAATCATGCATCGTGTAGTAAATATCAACAATATAGAAGAATTGGAAAAGCAGTACGCATGAAGATAGGAGTGTGTTTATCTGGACATTATAGAAATTTTGATTATAATTACGATTCTTGGGATAAATTATTATTCTCAAAACACGACTGTGATGTATTTTTACATACGTGGGATGTGATGGGAAATCGTAAAAAATCAGATGATGTAAATGTTGTAGAGAACCGAGACAAATTAATACATACAGAAACAGAGTTAAAACAAAAATATAATCTTACCGATGTAGTAATACAACCTTACGAAGAACCTTTACAAGAATTTTTAGATAAAAGTAAGAGAGTTAGAAAACTACGAAACGAGGCAGGTGTATCACAAAACAGTATAGATTGGACAACTCGACGAGTAACGCATCTATACTCTATGTGGTACAAAGCATTAAAGTGTTTTGAGTTATTAGAGTCACACAGTACAGATTATGACTTGGTAATAAAATGTAGACCGGATATTAAATTAAAAGACAGTTTTAATTTAGACGATATAGATTTGGAATGTATTAATTGGCCGTGGTATAACTCAACAAAAGAACACTACTCAGAACCACACGATTACTATGCGGTGGGTAATTTTGATAATATGAAAGTATACAATAACTTGTATAATCATATAGAAGAGATGGAATCTGTACTAGAACTAGAAAAACCAACACGTTCGGCAGGGAATAACGTAGAGATACCAGGTGTAGATAGGTTTTTGAATCCACATACATTATTATTTTTTTACGTAAAACATATGGGACTACCATACAATACAGTAATAAATCATTTAGAATTGACGCGAGGATAGGATGAGAACAGATTTTACACCAGATAACGTTGAACTTTGGATTTCCAACTGGCGAAGAAAGGAGTTGATGGATGGATTTGCACGTGAATGGTTAAATACCTTTGACTTTGAACGAGTCAACATCATTACCAATCATTCATCAGTCACCATTGATGACTTCGCAGATGATATTAAATCTCGTGTTAAGATTTGGAATAATGTGATGAGACACGATTACGCAATCGGTCCTATGGTTGAAAACTACAATCAAGCATATGTTCACACTTTTCTTTCCGGTAAAAAATATTGTATAACTGCTCACGACAATATGATTATTAAGGATGGGTGGGTTGACATTATCAAGCAAACCGATTATGATTTATATATGGCCCCACAAGGTGACCAAGTTACCTTAATGACATTGGAAGGATTACGATTTTTCGGATGGTGGGATGAACGATACGCTACAAACGGAAACCACGAACTGGATTTCAGTACACGAGCATTACGTAGAGATTTAGGACACAACAGAGCATCGTTGGTTGATTATCACGCATGGCATAATTGGCCCGAACAAATAAACGTAGAGGGTCAAATAGTTAGTCCGATTTGTAAAACTGGACACGCTGAATATGGAGATGGATTCCCATATCTTAGGTGGAATGATGTAGGGTTGGATAAATACTGGACACGAGCAAGTAAGCATGTAGTTCCGCAGTGCGGAGCAAAAACACAAAAGTTTGAGAAGCTGACTTGGAATGATAGAAAGTGGAGAGGACAGTCACCAAACACGTTTGAAAACTTCGTAAACGGGCCAACCGAAGAAGAGATTGATTGGTATCCGTGGTTAGACATAAATTCATTAGACTTCGACATTTGTAAAATCGTATAAGGGGAAAGGTAAATGTTATCAGAAAAAATTAAAACAGTATTAGAAGATATCCGCAACGGAAAACCAATCATCGTCGTAGATAGTTACGATAGAGAAAATGAAGGTGACTTGATGATTGCAGCGGAAAAAGCAACACCAGAAACACTGGCTTTTATCGCAAAGGAAGCACGAGGTATCATGTGTATTCCTACACCAAAGTTTATGTTAGATCGTTTAGAAATTCCTATGAGTCCATCTAACAATAACGATAAGTTTTCGACTCCATTCACCGTCAGTATTGACGCACGTGATGGTGTCACTACTGGTGTAAGTGTAGAAGATCGTATGGTCACGATTGGATTGGTACTAGATGAAAATACCAAACCAGAACAACTTGCATACCCAGGTCACTTGTTTCCACTCCGTCCCCGTCCTGGTTTGTTGAAGGAACGGCAGGGTCATACCGAAGCATCTGTTCAACTTGCTATGATGGCTGGAACGAAACCAGTTGCAATCATCTGTGAGATTATGAATGATGATGGTAGTATGGCACGAGTCCCAGACCTCATTCCCTACGCAGAACGATGGGCATTGAATACGATTTCTATTGATGAAGTCATTGAATATTGTAACGAAACAGGATGGGAACCACCATTCCAAGTGGGATGATTTATGGAAAAATTAGTCACACGAGCATACAATAGATTTGAAGTAGATGAAACGCGAGGAGTTGTTCGGAAATTAAGTTCCACCGAACGACTCCGTGATGAGATATTATATTATGTAAAATTACAAAAGTATCATCCATCACAAGCAGTATTTTTTCCAAGATTACTCGATCACGTAGAACCGTTAATAGCAGACTTTTGGATGGATTTGGAATTGTATAGTTATCCAAACGTTGGTAATTATTTGTTTGGTGACAAAATTATGCCGTCGTGGTCTGAATTTTTCCTTAATTTACGAAACATTCTTGTGTCGTGGTCTAACATCAGTCCACGAGTTAAGTGGACTGACGAAGAAATTCGTAATGCAGCGTACGATATGTACATCACAAAAACAGAACGTGAGTACCGTAATTTTTATTCTGGGTGGCACGATAAGTTTGATTCGTTGTTTATTGACCAAGTTCGTGCACATTCAGTATACATTAACAATAAACAATACTCCATGTTCGAAGTAGTCTGGCCACAGATTAAGAATTACATCGAACAAAATATGTTAACTTTTACTCCATCACTTATACACGGTGATTGTTGTTTTAGTAATATTTTATATGGTGAAGATAAAAATATTATTCGTTTCATAGATCCTCGTGGTTCATTTGGTAAACTTGGAAATTACGGTGATATTCGATACGATATAGCTAAACTATATCATTCATTGGATGGAACGTATGAAGCATTTATTACTGATAAGTTTAAGGTTACAGCAAATGGCAATGCGTATCAATTGGACATTAAGAATGACGGTGAACTTGATTGGGCATTGAATGAGTTTGAATATATTTTCTTTCCAATGTTTAATAAGAAGGAAATAAAAATTATCCAAGGCTGCATCTTTATTGGGATGTGTGCTCGTCATTATGATAGTCTGGAAAGACAACGAGCAATGTACCTCACAGGTATAAGATTATTAAACGAGGCATTGGAATTATGAACGTCTTAGTGTTAATGGCTGGTAGGGGTCAACGTTTTGTAAACGAAGGATACAAAGACCCCAAACCATTAATTCAAATAAATGGTAAGACAATCTTACAATGGACAACGGAATCATGTCCATATATTCGTCACGATGGAAAGGGACAGTCGAGTAACATTCATTTATATTTTGCAGTTTTGCAAGAACATTTGGATGCTGGATTGGATAAATTTTTATATTCCATTTACGGTCGTAACATAGAAATCATTCCGTTTAAAGAAATTACTTCGGGAAGTTTAGACACCGCAAGACAAGCAGCATCTCGTATGTGGCACAAAACTGATGACTTATTGGTTCTTGATTCCGATAACAAATATAATCATAATGGTGTTGATGATTTTATTCGTGGTATTAAATTTAAGAGTAATGCAGTCGCAGTAGCATGCTTTGATAATCCAGACAAATCACTACCCAATAAATGGTCGAACGTTATAATTGAAGATGGAAAGGCTGTGGGTATTCGTGAGAAGAATGATTCGTGGGTTCACCATCCTACGATGATTGGTATATTCTACTTTGGTCAAACACAATTCTTTACAAACTATGCAAAGTTTATTATGGAATTTAACAAACCAGTTGAGTTTAATGGAAACGCAGAGTATTATATGAGTATGGTGGCCTCGTATAATGTGAGTATAGGGATTCCAGTATATGTACATACCGTTACTGATGTTGTACCTCTTGGTACACCAGCAGATGTAAAAGCCTTTGAGGGTACATTATGATATTTTGTTTTGATATAGATAATACTATCTGTGAAAATAAAACTGGTGATATGACCTACGCAGATGTCAAGCCGTTTCCAGAAGCATTAGAAACGTTACGATGGTTAAAAGAAGAAGGGCACACCATTATTCTTCATACGGCACGACATATGAAAACTGGTGGTGGGAATCAAGGAAGGGTATTAAAGTTACAAGGTAAAGTATTGTTTGATTGGTTAGAAAAATGGGATATTCCATATGATGAAATTTGGTGGAGTAAACCTCACGCCGATTTAATAATAGATGATGCGGTACACAGACATACAGATTGGGAAACCTCAATCTTAGCAATAAAAGATAGAATAAACAAAGGACCAAGAACCGTGGAGAATCCATAATGTCACAACCAACATTCTTTTTTGACACAGCAGACACCGACTATATCCGTAAGATTTGGGACAAGTTGGGTAAGTATATTGACGGTAGTTCCGTAATTGGTATTACTACCAATCCAAACGCATTGGCAAAGGTCAACTGCGATACATTGGATAAATTTGAAACACTTGTTCCACAGATGACCTCACTTGTTGGAGAACTTCGTGGTGAAGGTCCAGAAGGATTAGTATATGTACAAGTCCCTAATTCAGTTATGGAAGAAGAAGATATTATTCGATGGGCACAATATGTTGACCAGTTCAACGGTAATGGTGCAGCTATGGCATTGAAGATTCCACATTTCAGTTATGTACTTCGAATCGCCGACGCACCAGAACTTCGTAAGTTATATCTAAATGTAACAGGTGTTTCTGATGCAAATACCATCATTAAGTCTTTGAGTTATCAAAGTGTGTTCTTCGCTAGTATCATTCCAGGACGTATGGAAGAAGTTGGAATTGATGCAGATGCACACTTGGAATATTTGGCAAACCAACAAATCCAACGTCACCAAAACATTATCGCTGGTAGTATGAGAACACTTGATGGATTAAAGAGATCTATTTACTATCACACCGTACCAACAATCGGTAGTCGTGTTTGGGATTTAATTGATGCAGAAAATCGTTGGGAGGAATTTGCTTCATACTGGAATTATACATACTCGGTGGTTGACTTCCCACAAGCAGATTATACTCCATTAGTAACTGACAAGAATCTTGATTTGAGTAAGCAGTTCTTCAATCAAATGGACCAGTTGGGTCAATCACTACATGAAGAATTCATGCGTACCAAGTCGGCAGAATCATTGGGTGAACACGCAGACATACAGTTTACTACTTCAACAGTTGCTTGATTAAATGAATATTATTATTCCAATGGCTGGTGAGGGGACTCGTGTAAAAAGCACGGTCCCCAAACCACTGGTAGAAGTATTACCAGGTAAAGTTATGATTGAAATGGCATTGGAATCGTTGAACATAGATGGCCATTATTGTTTCATTGTTCGTAGATACAACAATCAAGATTGGAATGTGGCTCTTCGTGATGCGATTCGTAAAACCGTTGGTCAGGCTGTTGTAGTAGAAATTGATTATCTTACCGATGGTCCAGCCATTTCGGCGTTACATGCTCCACAATTATTTTTTGGAGAAACTGATTTATTAGTTACCAACTGTGACCAAATCATGCATTGGGACGCCGATAAGTTTATTGAGTTTACCAAAACCACCGATGCTATTGGTGCGGTGGTGACCTACGAAACTAACACGCCTAAAAATAGTTACGCGTTGGTGGCTAATGTAGAACACAAATATCCAAAATTCACAATGGTAAAAGAAAAGGAAGTGATTAGTAACTATTCACTGAATGGTATTCACTGGTGGAAGTATGGCAAAGATTTCGCATCTTCGGTGAATACTATGAAACAAGTGAAAGACACTGTTAATGGTGAATATTATATTGGTCCCTCATACAACTATCTGGACGGAACTAAACGAGTATACGATATAACTCCGTCCGAACACTATGCAGTAGGAACCTTGGAAGATATTGAACGATACAGAGCATTATATGGAAATAAAAAGAATTGAAGATATGACTCGTGGATGGTTTATTGGAAACTTTACACCATCCGTATTGATGACCAGTGATTTTGAAGTCGGATATCTTCGTCATAAAAAAGGTGAAATCTGGGGTAAGCATTATCACAAGAGGGCTATAGAAATTAACTATTTAATTCGTGGCAAGATGCGAATACAAGGACAGCTATTGACAACAGGAGATATATTTACTATATTTCCGTATGAAATAGCAGACCCAGAATTTTTAGAAGATTGTGAATTAATTGTTGTTAAATTACCGTCCGTCATAGGCGACAAATACGAGGTCACAGACAAACAATGAGCGTAAATATTTTTACAAGAGATATTGATTTATCCAAATATTTTATAGTTAAGTACTTCCTTGCAGGTAAAACTTCACTACGAGATGCCGCGTGGAATTTGGCAATTGGTCAAAGCATCGGTAATCCAAACAATCGTAGTGTATGGGAAACTGACCAGATGTTTCGTGACCACAGTTGTTTTGTTCTCGCTGATGAAAATGAATTAAAGTCGAAGTTTTCCGGTGAAGTTGATATCGCATTTCCACTAGAAAATCTAGACTTAGAAGAAGATGGTATCTCACAAATCCTCTGCCACATCGCCGGTGGTCAAGTAGACATTCTGGAAATTGAGCAATGTCATGTATTGGACGTAACACTACCTGCACATATTGAACAACAGTTTACATTGAAACCAGCATATGGTATTGATGGATTCCGTAAGTTTAATGGTGTCGAAGGCAAACCATTCTTCGGTGGTATTATCAAACCCAAGGTTGGAATGAGTCCAGAAGTATTGTTAGAAGCCGTGAAGGAAATGGTATATGGTGGTGTAAACTTTATTAAAGAAGATGAACTCCTTGGTAGTCCGGCACATTGTCCGTTGACAAAGAGAGTTCCACTTATCACCAACTGGTTGGCGAATAACGCCCCGAATGTAATGTACACATTCTGTATTAATGGTGACAGTCCGTACGCACTACAACGAGCACAATTCGTTTCGGATGAAGGTGGATTGGGTGTTCATATTAATGTGTGGAGTGGGTTGGGTGCATATCGTGCAATCCGTAAACAGAATCCTAATCTGTGGATTCACTTTCAGAAGTCTGGGGATAAATTCTTCACTGACCGTCGTGCTCCGAATCATATCTACTGGCCCGTTATCTGTAAGATTGCAGGGTGGTCTGGTGCAGACTCTATCCACGCAGGTATGATTGGTGGGTATATGAATCAGGATGACACAGAACTACAAGACGCCTTGAAGGTGTTGTGGAACTACAATGTTATCCCCGCACTCAGTTGTGGAATGCATCCTGGATTGGTGCAGCACATTAACGGATTACTTGATAGTCATAACTGGATGGCAAATGTTGGTGGTGCAATGCATGGACATCCAATGGGTACACTCGCCGGTGGATTGGCAATGCGTCAAGCAATTGATGGTAACCACGGAGCAGAATATGACGCAGCTGTTAAAAAGTGGGGATACAAAGCAGTCAACGCTGATTTACAATACAGAATTTTCTAAGAGAATACTATGAATTTACTTGACAGAACGAATGATATTTTATCAAAGGTAACCAAGTTACCCACAGATATTTATGGACTAAAATATCTTCCCTCTCTGGAACCTAGCATTTCCAATGATACCGATTGGTTAGGTGACTTTGATGCTTCACCCAATGTACATTTTTCGTCACTTAATCACGAAGCATTAAAATATGCATTTAATAAATTACCCCACCAACCTAAATTAATAGTTGAAATTGGTGTAGATGAATGTGGTGGTGTTTCCTCCACGAACACATTACTCAGTATCAAACCAACAGACTGCATGTATGTTGGAATGGATCTTAAACCCAAAACATATTTGAATAGTATAGAAAATAATATATTTACAATTCAAGGTGATTCCGCCAACTATGAAAGCTTGTATCAATTGATGGAATGGTACGGTCATGAACAAATTGACTTTATGTTCGTGGACGGATGGCATTCTGTCAATCAAGTAATCAAAGAATGGAAGTATTGGGAAAAGATGATTCCAAATGGAGTGATGGCATTCCACGATACAAACTACCACCCAGGTCCAGTGGCATTGTTAGATGCAATTGACACAGATATTTTCTCAGTTGAATGGTTTGGTCGTGGAGAAGCTGATTGGGGAGTGGGTGTGGTTCAGAGAATAAAGGTATGACCAAAGGTTTAATTTCTATTTTTGTATTACCACACGAAATTGATAATTTACATCTAACTTTATATAATCTTCGTCGTAACGCGGAATGGATACCAGAGGATGTGGAATACACATTTGATATCACATTATGTTTAAGTGATGAAATGATTGATTGGTCAACTTCAAAACTACCACAAGTTTATTTTGCTAATAAATTCTCTGATATAGTAAGTTCGTTATGTACCTGGGAATCATCAGATAGTACATTTAGAATAGAATACAAATCAGAAATACTTGGCTGTGTTTCGCAACGACGACATACATTAAAATATGTAGATGATTACGATTTTACTTTGTGGATGGACAATGATTTATTCTTCGGTGACAGATTTCTTGGATACCTTGGTAATGCAGTAAAAGCCATAAAAAATAGTGGAGTGGATTACTATGTAGTAACTCCACAGATAACACGACAGTGGGACACTACGTGGGATGTGTTGGTACATGACGATTTATTGTCCAGAGAATTAAATGATAATCTAACAGCAAATGTATTTGATCTGGGATTACGAGATACTGGGGTTGCGGTTCGACCAATCAATACATTTAAAGCTGCTGGTGGGTGGGGAACGGTTATCAGTAATAAACTGTTGAAAGTAACAGGAATACCCGAATCATTCGGTCACTACGGATTGGAAGATACCTATGTATTAACTTGTGCACAAGTGTTACGAGAATCCAAAAAACTTCCTGTGCAGCAGTATGTATTGGACGGTATATTAGTTTGTGAGAATCATCAACAAAACAACAAATACCTAAATGATTTAGTGTCCAGTATTGATCGTAAAGATGAGTTTAGACAAATTGCAACACAACACTTTCCAAAAGAATTAGAACGGTTTTATAATGAAAATATTTTACAGAATAAGTGAGTCCAGTAATTCACAACATGCACAACAACGAACGTGGCAGGTGAAGTTACCAAACGCCACTAAACAACGGTGTTTGTTGAATACATTGAATTGTTTCCCCACGGCGGAGATTACGATATTCGTGGATTCCATCACCGATGAAACGTGGAAATGGTTAAATGAATTATCGGATGCAACGGAACGAGTTAATCTCGTCAAGATACAGGCTGGGTCCGATGCTAAGTCTATGCGAGTATTGTTAGACGAAGTGCAAAAGATTACAAATGATGAAGAAATTGTTTTGTTTCAAGAAGATGATTATTTATATCTTCCTGGTTCCGAACATAAAATTATTGAGGCATTGAATTATGCACACTACGCAACTGGATACTTACATCCTGATAAGTTTTGGGATCCCTCTCGTGGTGGGAATCCGTATACTCCTATGGAAAATGTATCGGAACCTACGCAAGTTATTAAGACGAAGGACCATTTTTGGATGATAACAAATTCTACAACCAATACGTTCGCAACAACTGTTGGTACCATAAAGAACGATATGGATGTATGGATGTGGGGAACGGAAGATTTAATTAATACAAAAGATTTTGCAATCTTTCTTAAACTTCGTGAAAAAGGTCGTGCATTAGTACAACCACTACCATCGTTAGCAACACATTGTTTAAAAGGATATGAAGCACCCACGGTTGGTCTTTCAATTGACTCGTGGGAAGATATTTGATACTTGACGTAGAGCAGTCACGATGTTATACTTATTAATGAACCTTTAACAATTACTTTACAATGAAACAAACTGTATTAATCACTGGTGTTGCTGGACTTCTAGGATCACGATTGGCTGATTGGATTATCGAAAACCAACCCGATGTGGACGTTATTGGTATTGACGATTTTAGTGGTGGGTATAAAGAAAATATTAATCCAAAGGTAAAGTTTTATAATATTGATTTGGGCACGCAGAACTGTGGATATGTTTTCGATGCACATCAAATTGATATCGTGTATCACTTTGCAGCATACGCAGCGGAAGCGTTGTCCCCATTCATCAGACAGTATAATTACACCAATAATCTTCTCGCAACTGCGGGAGTTATCAACCAGTGTATTAAGCACAGTGTAAAGAGATTGGTATTCACTTCTTCGATGGGCGTGTATGGATTTGGTGCTGGTGAGCCACCATTCCACGAAGATATGGCACGTGCACCTATTGATTCGTATGGTATTGCGAAGGCAGCGTGTGAAATGGATATTGAAACCGCCGGTGTCCAGCATGGATTAGATTGGTGTATTATCCGACCACACAACGTATTCGGTGCGAACCAGAATATTTGGGACAGCTATCGTAATGTGTTAGGTATCTGGATGTATAAGAAGCTAACCAATCAACCATTAACTATCTTCGGTGATGGTAATCAGGTTCGTGCATTTAGCTGTATTGATGATTCTCTTGAACCTTTGTGGAGAGCAGGAACCGACCCGAAGGCATCCAAGCAAATTATTAACTTGGGTGGCATCAAGGAATATAGTATCAACGAAGCAGCAGACACATTGATTGATGTGATGGGTGGTGGTGAAATCAAACATCTTCCCCCACGACACGAAGTGAAATATGCATATCCTACTTGGCAGAAATCGGTTGATGTTCTTGGATTCGAACACAAGACAGACTTATATGAAGGATTGAAGAAGATGTGGGAATGGGCACGAGTACAACCAGAACGTCCACGACAAGTGTGGAGTAAGTATGAAGTAGAAAAAGGTATTTATCCCTTCTGGAAAACCGATGTACTAGTGCAGGAAGCCAAGACAGCTAAACTTAAAAACTAATATGATTTCGGTTATTATTCCCTCGTATCGTAATCCAAAATATTTGGATTTGTGTTTACATTCATTGTTACGGGGACAACATAATGGTAACGAAATAATTGTTATCTTGGATGGATATGCAGAAGAAAGTGAATACGTAATAAACAAACACAAAGGTATTGACGTTATCACTCTTCCAGAAAATAAAGGGATGCAACACGCATTAAACATGGGTGTGTGGAATGCAAACAACGAAAAGATATTCATCATCAACGATGATAATGTGTTCGCACCAAATTGGGATAAGAAATTGGAGTCGCAGTACGACCCAAATGAAATCTTAACAGTCAATCAAATAGAACCTACTGGTCCTGGAATGTTTAACTTTCCGGTAATGGATTGTGGACAAACGGTTGAAACATTTGATATGGAAAAGTTCATTGATGAAGAACGGAGATTGTCTACCAATAAGAAAACACCAGATGGAAATATATTTCCATTCTTGATAAACAAGAAATGGTATATGGCAGTTGGTGGATTTGACACCTTTTACAATTCTCCAAATCTTTGTGATTGGGATTTCTTCGCAAAGTTAGAATTGATACCTGGTCTTACCAGATCACGTACACATTTCTTACATTCGTATCATTTTGGTTCTGTATCAACAAAGAAGAATTCGGAAGCACAGAAGTTCAGAGAAAGAGAACAATTCGCAATGCAACAATATTACTATAAGTGGGGTGTTCCTCCACACAATGGTCTTAACAATACAAAATTCCCAAACGGGGATTCGTCTACTATAAGAGGGTTACATGCAAATTGAGTCACATCGTATCACAGGCAACTTAACAGTGTATAAAAAACCCGATATAGTTGCACAGATTGAACGAGAATATCCAGAGATGACCAAAGAATACTGGAATATTATGATGGAGCAATACGAAACGTTTTGTGTCAAACAGTCCAACTATGGACCAAGTAATATTTCTGTTGGGACTTCGTTATCAACACCTGATGATGTTCAGTTGTCGTTAACTGGTTTGTGGTTTCGTATGAATGATAAGATTCAACGGTTGAAGCAGTTGGTCGTATTAGGTAAGAAGGACAATGTAGGAGAGGCGATAGACGACACCTTTCAAGACCTATCGGTTTACGGGGTTATCTGTCAGTTGGTCAAGCGTGGTAAGTGGGCAAAATAACTTTATAATATTTAGGAGATTGTACGATGCCAAAGTGGCAAGGTGATGTTGTGTTTGATGACGATGATGAATTCTATGATGACGAACTTGACTATTATGAGGAAGAGTTCGGGTTGGAAGATAACTACGAGGGGTTTGAGAAAATCCGTCACCCCAGACGTTCGGAAGAAGAACACAAGGGTGGAAAAAAGAAGAACAGTTTGAAGCATCAGAAACGTCCAGATAAGGAATAACTTCGTACCTATCAACTATTTATATCAGTATATTTAACCACGTTATATTATGAAAGAATTATTAAAAGAATTTATAACTGATATATTATCGTTGTCGGAAGCAGTTCCCGCAACTCATAACCCAGGCGATGTTTGGAGAACCAAAGGTGGATTTGGTGCTAAAAATCAAGTGGGAAATACAGATTATTTTAAAGATAAAAAGACAGCAGATGTATTTGCCAGAGGTAGACAAAAATCTGCTCCCAAACAAGAACCTGTTGGCAAACCAACCACCCCACAAAAGAAATCGGTATCAGCAACAAAACCTTCTACACCACGAGTATCTGGAAAAGGGACAGTCAATGTTGCACAATCCATAGGGAAGTTACCTGGTGGTAAGGGTGTGTATGATGCTATTATTGGTGTGACTGATAAGGGTAGTGCTGGGGCCGGAACACCTGAGTCACGAGCTGCTGAAGCATCAGTTGTACTAGTTTCCAACACGTTATTGCAGGGACGTAAATCCTTCAAGGGTGACATGGACGCGTATCTACGTAATAACGATGCATTGATAGATGAAATGATATCACAATTATCATCAATGAAAGGGTCGAAACTTACACAAGATTGGACAAAAAGTGTCAAAGCCCAAATCGTGGCAACTCTGTCACAAACAGAAAAGCAATATGGTCGTATAGATTCATTAGTCTGGGATAATGCAGAAGGTCGTGCAAACATGGGATTACCAAAAGGTAAGGACATGAATGACCGATCTGATTTGTATATACGAACTGTATCTGGTGATGTGATTGGTGTTTCGTTAAAGAAGAGTGGAAATATATTTTTGGCAAACCAAGGGTATGCCAAAATTATCGGTACCATTGAAACATTTACCGACGACACAAAAGCAAAAACCAAAATTCAAGCGTTGAAAAAACTACACAAACAAGAAGCTGACAAGGCGTTTGTTGCACTTTCAAAATTCTTAAAAGCAAATCAAAAGGAAGTACGTAGTGCGTTGTCAACATTTAATCGTACTGGTATTAAGAGTTTGAGTAGTCCTAAGTATGATGCTTATTTTAATCCAAACGGTACTCTCAATAAACAGTTTTTAAGTAGAGCAACTTCTGGTGAGAAATTAGCCTCCAACGAATTTAAAGCTTTATTAAAATCGTTGGAAGGTATAAAAAAGAATTATCCATCAATAAAAAAGGTGATGGATTCTATTAGAAATGTAGATAACATAGCCACAAAACAATTTTTAAATACAATAGAATCTGACAGAGCTGTACGTGAAGCTACTACCAGATATCTGTTGGATGCATTGGATATTCCTCAGATGTTGTCTGATACGCCAACCGAAGGTGTTGATAAGGTAGTGACTGTGTACGGTGAAGGAAATATTGACAGTGACGGGAATCCAATCCCCATGTATGTCAACGACAAATCATTAAGAGACACATTCGGTATTAGTAAAACGGTGAGTTCGGAAGATGCATTGAAAGAATTACGTACACGATTCATTATTGATCCAGAATCAGATAAACGTGTTGGTATGATTCGTTTACGCATCACCAATAAAACTCCACCACCAAACTATTATTATCCAACTATTGCAACGTTGGCATTGCGAGCACGAGGCTTGAGTACTGCCGCGGCATTTGAATTATATCAGCATGAATCTTGGACGTATACACTGGCAAGTAAAAGTCCTAACCCAGCGGATTGGACACCACAGCAACGTAAAAAACATGCAGAAAGTACTATTAAATTCTTAGAATTGCAATCAAAAAATCCTTCACTTACCAAACAAGAAAGAATGGAAATGCAAAAGGATATTGACTTTTATACAAAGATACGATAAATTATGGAAACACGAGAAGAAATTTTAAAGAGAGTTCCACCTGGTGATAGGTGGCGTGAAACTAATGGTGACGGGACGCGTATATTTCCTACACTCACTGCCGCATTAGAATATATGTTCCAAAAGACCAAATGTAAACAATACTTCTTTGATGCGGGTGAAGGGAAGATATATATGGTCAGACAAGAGAAAGACCCCGAACCAGAAATTCCAACATTTAGCATTTACGGTGATCATTAATGAAAGTCAAATTGGTTTCGTACACAACTCCGTGTGTCGAAGAGTTAGGTCCAGACAGTGACCTTACTGATTTAATAGCATTTTGTGCTCGTGTAAGTAATCCGAGCAACCAAACAAATACCGACACAACAGATAAACTTATTAGTTATCTGATTAAACATAAACATTGGTCACCATTTGAGATGGCCAATCTTACACTTGAAATTGAAACAACCCGTGACATTGCCCGACAGATTCTCAGGCATCGTAGTTTCACGTTTCAAGAATTCAGTCAACGATACGCTTCGGTAGAATCATTGGATATGAAACCATGTCTACGGGAAGCACGTTTACAAGACGTTAAGAATCGTCAGGCAAGTATAGTAACCACGGATTCTTCACTACAATCACAGTGGCAACGAAAGCAGCTTGAAGCATGGGATGCAGCGTTGGACGCCTATGTATGGGCGTTGGATAAAGGTATCGCCAAGGAAGTGGCACGTGCCGTTCTTCCGGAAGGACTTACAATGTCACGTATGTATGTGAATGGAACGATTCGTAGTTGGATTCATTATATTGATATCAGAAGTGATGAAGCAACGCAGAAAGAACATCGGGAAATTGCTATAGCATGTGCCGAAGCCATTGGTAAATTATTTCCATTGATTACTAATTTTACACACTAATGCTCACCTTACTCTTTAATATTTTTGGTTGGTCGTTATTTACCTTCGTTGCCATAGTTTGTTTAATGGTGTGTCTGACCGCAATGATATTAATAGAAATTTCCAGTTTTATATATAAATTATGGCGAAAAAACAGGTAGGTAGTTCCAACACGGGTAGAAAGTCTATACCCTTATTGAAATCTGAAATAGAAGAGGCACAACGAAACACCAACAGTAACCGACAGGCTGCGAAATGGTTGGGTGTCAGTGAACCTCGTTACCGACGTTACGCCAAGATATATAATTTGTATGACCAGCATTCAAATCCTCTTGGATTAGGTACCACCAAGGGATTTGCAAAGAATCCGAAAAGTATTCCACTACGAGACATATTTGCCAACAAGCATACGGATTATAGTATGATACGATTAAAATATCGTATGGTAGCTCGTCATATGTTAAATGAACAATGTGGTCTGTGTGGATTTAATGAGAAACGATTGTCAGATGGTAAATCCCCGTTGATGTTAACTTTCAAAGACAAGATGGGAGATTTTTCAAGAGATAACCTACATCTGTTATGTTATAATTGTATGTTTTTGACTACCGGCGCACCGTGGGTGGCCCACCAGAAGTATGTGGAAACTAGTTTAACTGACCCAGAACACGCCAAGAAACAAAAGGATGACGGACCTAAGCCAACAGATTCTATGGATCCTGTGGAGGATGCCGAAATAGAGGAAACGGTCAACCAACATCAGTCCGACATCCGTAATCTCCAAGACGAAATATTGCGTGAATTGGGGAGATGAATTTTAAAATTTTATTTTACTATTTATAATACCCTTTCACAATTAAACTTGGAGAAACACGATGTCCGAAAACGAAATGTTACGGGAATTCGTGCAAGAATCAACTCCTCGTCAAGTTTCTCATCGGGACTCTACACGGAATGACCTCCGTGAATGGAATGTCCAGATGTATTATGAGGCGATGGGAATGGATTTCGGGCATGATGACGACTATGTAGAAGAAAAACAATAAAGGTATTTATGGCGAGTTACACAATATATCATCCAGCACATAAGGGACATAATCCAAGTCCAGTTGGTATCAACACATATTTCACCGAACTTCTGGCGTATGAATTAAAAACTGTACTGTTTGATATGGGACACGAAGCAAATATTACCTATATTAATTTGTGTGCAGACAATAAGGTGTTATACATTCCAGAAGTGGATATTAATGTAAGTTCAAATGGACCGTATATACCTGACTCCCTATGGTTTATAATAGTTAACGACGAAACAAAAAATTTTGTTATTGTAGATTTACAAGACGCTCCATCTGTGACGCGGTATCTACAAACACTTCCAGGTTATGTCATGTCGTTACTTGGTCAGTATTCGCTGGAACGTTATCATCACGAAAATCCGTGGTTAGATTTTACGAAATTACTACCATTTGTTTATTTCCCATATTATCCAAATGTTGTTGAATCTATGATTGAAGAAATTCAAGATATTAGAAATTCATCTCAATTGGACGATAGAGTATTTTTCTTTGGAAATAATCGTGATGATTATTTACACGATGGGGTTAAAATTAGAGAAGTAATATCCGCACTGGAATACAAATATCCCGATGAGGTTTGTGTTGGTAGTACAGAGAAAAAACTTCCAATGCAAGACTTTTTTAGAAAAGCAGCGACGCATACAATTAATCTAGGACTACCAGGACATCAGTGGTGTTCCCGTGAACATGAATTGTGGACATTGGGACTTCCCGTTATGTTATATGAACACACGCATCATCTGGCTATTGACTTAATACCCAACTATCATTATATTGCCGTACCTGTTGGTTCACGGCTGTCTATTGGTATGGCTTCCAATCCAATGAGAGCAGCCGACCAGATAATTAAAGCACACAGAGAATGGATTAAACCTAGTAATAAATGGCGACTAAATAATATTGCTTATAATGGACAACGTAGAATATTAGAACAAGCATCGCCAAAGACAGTTATTCCGAAATTAATAGACCTCATACAGTTGGGTAATTGGTAATTATGCAGATTATAAAAACAGACATTGAACGTCCAAACTTTACTAATATTTCTTTTAAACAAGAATATGAAAAAGACGCGGATAAATACAGAAAATTAATGTCTAATATCGTTGGCGTATTCAACCACATTGAATATCTTTCGGTAATTGAAGGAACTCGTGATGCACATTTATTGTTTATTCGACCCGCCGATGTTGAACAAAAACGTGCAGAATTTCGTAAATATGGATTGGAGATTGTTTTACTAAACAAAGAAGCAGACAATATGAGTGGTAACTACGGTAATCACTCACTTCCGTGGGATGGACAGGCACAATTTGTATGGCGTTCTATTGTAACCAAACCAGAATTGGTTTCCAAGTGGAATGACATCTGGAAAACTCGTGAACGTGATGTATTTATGGGAGAATATCTCATTGGTCGTGGATTAGGATACCCACATTGTTGTTCAGAGCATTTTACGGAAGTGTGGATGCGACGAGGTGGTATTGATACAACGTGGCAACAAGCAGCCTGTACAATTACCAATACATCCGATTATGTTGAAGCAGAAAATATTCTTGGTGAATATAATGCTATCGAATTACCTGAAACAACACCAATCTGGGCTAGTAATCTTCTTCGATGGGCTGGGTTAAAGTTAGTTACACATTTACCGTGTTCATTTAATTGTACCGAATCTAAACGAATTGCATTGGAAAATCTTGGTATTGCAACGAAATATGGATATGGATACGAATATAATATGTTATGTAAGATGTTGGATTGGGAAATAACGTGGACCGCGGAATATGGTGTAGCCACAATTGATACACCAGTATTTACCATACATACGTTAACTGATGTAACGGCAACACCTTACAAGGTAATTAAAAAAGGTAATAAACAATGTATATTTGTTAAATAGTATTTATTACAATATTAATCAAAACGTAATGATGTCCCCCTTTCCTTTTCGGTGAGGGGGATATATCTTTATAGTATACCCTAAACGAAAGGTGATTATGTCAAGATACTACGACACATATGAACAAGAAACTCTGTGGACACTTAACACGCGGACAGGTGTTAAGAAGAAGCAGGCTACTAATTACAGTTCGTATTGGATGGATTTTGATGATGATGAGTACACCACATCTACAATCAAAGATGACTTTATAAATCCAGAGCGTATTGTCAAGCTTGCCTCTGTTCGTCGAGCTATTGCTAATTTTGTTCGTATTCTCACCAACGATGAAACGATTGAAGTGGCTTTTTCTTCCGGCAAGGATTCGTATACCGATGGTAAGCGTGTTGTAATTGCTGCTGAAGATGATTCGAAACATTTCGATTCTATGGTGGGTCTTGCACTACACGAGGGGTCACATTGTCTCCTTTCGGATTTCAATATGTTGGAACATTTGATTACTGAGAAGAATTGGGAGCAGTGCTACATTGCGTTGAGTCCTGAACTCCGTGGTCTGCTTCATCCCGATTATCAGATTGATTATAATCGTAACGATATCGGCCTCAACAAAATTCGTTTGCAGGTGCTGGCGATGCAGAAGATGTTGGGTGTTATTATGAACGTAATCGAAGATCGTCGTATTGATTCGTATGTGTATAAGAACGCATCGGGGTATCGTCCTTATTACGATGCGATGTATACCAAGTATTTCTTTAATACCGAAGTTACCAAAAACTTGAAGCACAATCCATCGTGGCGTACTCCTACGTTTCAGAATTACACGAACTGGTTGATTAATATTTTTCATCCGAACTTTGACCGCAATGCACTGCCCGGGCTGTCTAAGATGGTCGGTATGATTGATTTGAAGAATATCCGCCGATTTGATATTACTAAGCGGATGCCAGAACGTTTTGCTGAGTGGAGTTTTTCGTTCACCAATTCTCCTTGGCAAAACTGGTATATCAATGGTGGTAGTAAATCATATTCGGGCGGCCCTTCGTATATTACGTTGTTGGATTACGAAACCCTCCCACCGTTGTGGACTGTTGCCAATGATGTACTGTATGAAATTATGAAGCACATTGGCGATTATGAACAGCAGATGCAAAAGGCTAACTCGGATACGTCCACACAAACTGTGCAGATTCAGATGGATGGTGTGCAGTTTGATATGAATTTGGATGGCTTGGAAAATCTTGATATTGGCAACACGCAGTCATCGGTTGTTCCTGGTAAGTTCAATGAGAAGAAGGCGTTGGATGCGATGAAGAAGATGGAGCAGGTAATGCGTGGTCAGAATCGTCGTAAGAAGTTGAAGGCGAAGGAACGGGCTGACATTCAGCATCTCGAATCCGCAGATGCGAAGATTGTTGAGGCTGGTGATAAGATTGTCGGTATGTTCCCGTGTCTTGTTACACGTAAAATTAATAAACAAATTATGCAGTCGGAGTTCTTCCCATTTTCGCATGTTACGCATCATAAGGGTGAAAAGGTTCTGTACTCTACTGAACGTAACAAGAATGCAGTGGTATCTGGTGTTCGTATGGGTCAGGTTCTTGTGCATAGGTTGCAGGTTCGTAACGATCCTGTTGTAACAACATTTACCCGTCAGGATCACGGTCGTATTGACCGCCGTATCCTCGCTCAGCTGGGTATGGATATTGAGAGTGTGTTCAAGCGAACCACGGTTGAAAACTTTAAGCCTGCGATGCTCCATCTGTCTCTGGACGCGTCTGGTTCTATGAGTGGCAGGAAGTGGGAACAGTGTATTACCGTGGCTACTGCATTGTCCTATGTCGCTAGTAAAATTCGTAATATTGAAGTTGTTGTTACGATTCGTGGTGATAGTGAAATTCCTATGGTCGCTGTGGTGCATGACAGTCGAGTTGATAATTTCCAAAAGGTTCGTAACCTCTTTCCTTCTCTGTGTCCGACAGGTTCTACTCCTGAGGGATTGTGCTTCAACGCAACGCTAGACCTTATTACGGAATGCTCTGGTGAATACGATACGTACTTCATTAACTTTTCGGATGGTGAACCTGGTACATCTGTTCGTCGTGGTGGTGAATATCGTAGTTATGGTGGTGAGGAAGCATTCAATCATACACGGCGACAGGTACAAGCGATGCGTGATGCTGGTGTCAAGGTTATGTCGTATTTCATTTCTGAGTACGTAACTAGCAGACCCCACAGCTATTCGCATATCGCTTTCAAAAAGATGTATGGTGAAAACGCTGTGTTTGTGAATGTGCAGAATGTAACTGAGGTACTTCGTACTATGAATAACCTTCTACTCAAAAAGTCCTAATGACACATATCAGTTGGCCACACGGCAATGAGACATTGGCGGAGCATCTAAATCGTTTCTCGAAATATTTGTATCGAAAACGGAAACACGATTCAGGGAATTTGGGTGCAATGATGTATGGGTTGTATTTACATTACAACACACAAACCGGTGAAGTCAGTGAGTTATATGCCGATTTGAATAAACCGTGGAAAGTTCGAAAGAATAATTACTGTATTGGTGAACTGGAACAACTCGCCAAAGGATTGATTGACAGAGTACAAAATAGTTTAAATATAACGGCAGAAAAATAAAAAATCCCCCGTCAGAGTTGGCGGGGGATTTTCTTTACATTTGTACTATTTATATACTGGACTTTCTCTGGGTAATATACATGTCAATACAATATAAAATAGACCAACTTCCATCATTATTACCAAACGCATTGGATAATATGAATGAAAAGGGTAAGGATGGATGGGAATTATTACATTTGTACAATAATCTTGGTGTGTTCAAATCTTCACAAGGTGGAACACTGAGCAGTGGTTCAGTAGACCCGTTGTATGATGCATTCGGTCGTCAACGTGTAGCAATCCCATTTACTCTCAATGACTACAAACACATTTATTCCATTGACAAAAATTTCGTAGATTTTACATCAAGTGCAGCGTCCTTAACTTTCAATGTGAACAGAGCATCGGTCACACTAAAAACCAGTTTAACATCCGGTAGCCGAGCGATACATCAAACAAAAATGTATCACAATTATTTACCTGGAAAAAGCCAGACTATTCTCAGTAGTTTTATATTCGGTACCGCAGAACCTGGTGTAGTAAAACGTACGGGTTATTTTGATGATTTTAATGGTATTTTCGTAGAACAGGACCAAACTGGAAGTTTACAATTTGTTATTCGTTCATCTACCAATGGAACTGGGTCAATAGTAGAAAATCGTGTTAAACAAGAAAATTGGAATGTTAATAATTTATTATCTGGTCCGTTTACGTTTGATGTTACCAAAACACAACTATTCTACACCGACTTTCAATGGTTAGGTGTTGGTCGTGTTCGTTGTGGATTTGTACACAAAGGTATTACCGTAATCTGTCACACCTTTGACCACTCAAACACAACAGACGTAGTATATATGGCAAATCCAAACCTTCCAGTACGATGTGAAATTGTGAATACATCCGCACCTGCCGCAACAGGTAGTATGGAGCAGATTTGTTCTACCGTGTTGAGTGATGGTGGATACGAAGAACAAGGTATCAGTTTTGCATTTGGTAGCCCTGCGTTACGTCCAGTATCATCTGGATCTACATTACCAGTGATGGCAATCCGTTTAAAGAATTCATATAGTGGTGTACCAAATCGTGCATTCGTTAGAGTTACCGCCGCGAGTGCATTTACTGAGGACCAAACCTGCCAATACAAATTAGTTAAACTGCCACAATCCTCGTCACTAACAGGTGGTAGTTGGGTGTCTTTTGATCCTAACTCGGTGGTAGAATACAATGTCACTGCAACAGCCTATACTGGTGGTCAAGAACTTTCTGGTGGATTTATTTTCGCAGGTGGTGTTGGTGGTGGAAACAATGTGGCAGGTCAACAACAAACCCCTGTGGTCAACCAAAAAGTAAATTTCATCTCACAAAATATTCCTAGTAATGATAGCGAAATTTATATACTCGCTATGAAGAATATGACAGGAACCAGTACCGATGTTGGGTGTACCTTATCATGGACAGAAGTATATTAATAAATACTATTTAATACAATTGTAACATTAATGGAATCCTAATGTACGGGGACTTGTCTTATGATGAGTCCCCGTATTATATTACAGAGTATGAAGTTCACGACCAACTACACTCTCTGAGGAATTATGACCACTCTTGTAAAGGTTCTGGATAATCTCACGGCAATTGACCAGCATGGCAATGACATGACTGTTGATATTCCACTCCACGCTCGAAAGCGAGCCAACGCAAACGGTACTGCACTCCGTATGTTGAACACCAAGACTGGTCGTACGCAGTGGCGTGATACTGATATGGCAGACTACGATGCTCTCCGCAAGACTGCGGTTCCCTCCAAGAAGGTAGAGAATGTGAAAAATGAACTGGAAAATGATGTGGTAGAGTTTTTGAAGAACTGTGAAACTCTCAAGCCCTCGCATCTGATTATGGATTCGTTGAAGTGGCGATATCTGATGCGTTCGGTACTTCGTGGTAAGAACATTATGATGACTGGTCCTTCTGGTTGTGGTAAGACTCTCGCCGCACAGACTATCGCAAACGTGCTGGATGGCCGGCGGTTCTACTACTTCAACCTCGGCGCTACACAGGATCCCCGCTCCACGCTTATCGGTAATACCCATTTCAGCAAGGACAAGGGTACGTTCGTGGCTGAGGCTCTGTTCGTCAAGGCAATTCAGGATGACAACGCCATCATTCTTCTTGACGAGCTGACGCGTGGACACGCTGACGCCTGGAACATTCTGATGACGGTTCTTGATGAGAACCAGCGTTACCTTCGCATTGATGAGATGCCAGACACGCCGACGATTAAGGTGGCGAGGGGTGTAACGTTTATCGCTACGGCAAATATCGGTAGTGAGTACACCGCCACCCGTGTCCTTGACCGAGCGATGATGGACCGATTTGCTTCGGTGGTCGAGATGGAACCGCTTAACAGGGACGATGAACTTTCTCTTCTCACGATGACGTATCCAGAGGTTAATCCCGATGCGCTTCGTGCAATCGCAGAGATTGCAGACCACACTCGTACGCAGGTTCGTAGCGAAGATCCAAAGGTTACTACTTCTATCTCATCACGTATGACGGTAGAGATGGCTGGTCTGTTGAATGATGGGTTCACTCTCGCAGAGGCTGCTGAGGCGTGTGTCTATCCCTTCTTCTCTCCCGCTGGTGGTAATGATTCGGAACGCACGTACATGCGGCAAGTGGTGCAGAAGTACTTTGTGAACCCCAACATTACCGCTAGTGTACCGTGGGAGCAAGCTGACTTCGTTTCTAACGTTTAAGGGAAACGTGATAGTGGGTACGCCTGTTACTACGGTAACGGGCGTATTCCCGTTCGTTTGAGTATATGTATTGAAGTACAATGTAATGAGGTTATTATGAATCCAAAGTATAATGTCACCATTCCTACCTTTATAAAAAATAAAATCCTAGATTTTGCATTACACTCTGGATTGGAATATTTTAAATATAACATGGACCCCCGAGCGGATGCTGCCAAGTGTAGCAGACGCTTTTGTATGCTTACCAAATATCCAGAACTGGAACTGTCACAAATAGTATCCGCGTATAGAGAAATTGTATACGAGCAAATCGGTGTCTCTAATATTTTACCAGAACCACAGTTTGGAAATTTTATCGGTGTCAACTTAACAGGTGGTAGTGTGCATGAACACCAAGACAGTCGTGACAGTAATGGGAATATTCATTTACGATTTAATTTCATGATACAGAAACCAGATATCGGTGGTAATCCAATTATTGATGGAAAAGAATATTGGGTTGATGAAGGTGAATGTTGGATGAACTACGCATCGGAATGGTTGCACGGTTCTACCCCTGTTGTTGGTAACCGACCAAGGGTGGTATTAAGTTTAGGCGCATGTGTGCCGGAACATATTGTTAAAGAAAAAATTTCAAAGAAAATTGGATGGATGCATCCGGAGGGTAGATAAATGTTATTTCACGATATTGATTACAGTCGTATCTTACAACCACAAGAAGATGGTTACGACATAGATGTATTCACGAAGATTAAAAAGAACAATGGATATGTTCCTGTTGAGTATCCGTCGTCTATGACAAAGTTTCATGGAAAGGTTGCAATCGTTCCTCGTTCTGAACAAGATTATCAGACGATTAAAACCTTAGACTTTGAATCGTTCGCTAACATTTATCAGCAAGTGTGGCCGTTGGGATATAATAATGTCCGTGGATTGGTAGATGTAATCGTTCCTAATCTTGAAGTGGGTCAGAATTATAGTGGTCAACACGATGGTAATGAATTTGGTCATCCTGGGGCATGGGCAATTATGACTTCAATTGACCAGTACAATCCCGTTGCTGCGTTAGCTAATCTTGTGCACGAACTGATGCACTGGAAGTTAGTTGCGTTGGGATTTGGTACGGGAGCAAACACATTCTTTCCTACCACAGAAGAGTTTATCCTCAATCACGAAAGTGAATTGTGTTGGTCTATTGTAAACAGTTACGCCAACACGGCACAACCTGCGGTGGGTAACAAACCTACCAATCGTCCTGTGTCTGCCTCACTACACGCCTACCTATCATTTCTCGGGGTGGCACATACACATATTCATAATCTAAAATATGAACCAGACAATGGTGAGTCACGATACAAAGCTCAACTATGGGGGTCACGATTCGATAAGTGTCTTGATGAATTGTGGAAGGTGGGTAAGTTTACCCCGCAGGGTCAGCGATTAATGTTGGGTGTGAGTAAGTGGACTGCTGATTTCTTTTATGATGCAAAACAAATAAAGCATTTATTGTAATATGATAACCGTACTAATTGCCGCCACCGCGGTCACATATGTTTTCCTTATCGGATATATTATTCGTGACACTGAAATTCAAAAATACAAATATGTAAAAGCAATAAGTAATTCAGAACGCTGTATATCTTGTAATACAATAATAGCTATTAATAAATCAACACCAATAGAAGAACGATTGTATTATATACAGGGGTCTGGTCAGCTATGTAGAGATTGTCACGAAGAAGTATATCCTAAATAAATCATATTTAATGTTCTCTTGACAAAGACTTAACAATGTAGTATATTTCAGGTAACCCTAACCGTAAGGAGAAACAAATGCCCAAGGCGCCAGTGTTTAACCGTGGTGAGCAGGTTATTATTAGTGAACCCGTGGATGATTTCTATGAGGGTAAGACAGGGGTAATCACTGAGGATGAGTATCGTGATTATATTGGTCAGTATGTATACTATGTTCGATTGGATAACGATGGGTATGAAATGGAGTTTACCGCTGACGAACTTATGCTCGACGAGGATAATTAAGTGAACGATGACAATATGGACGAACTGTGGGGACTGTTTGTATTTGGGTTTGGTCTGTTACTGATGGGTATTGGTAAGTGGTTTAAACGCCGTCACAAGGATTAATTATGGGTAAAACGTGGAAAGATAAAAACAAGTGGTCAAAGAAGCAAAACGATAAATCTGATAAGAAAGGTCAGAAAGATTACAAAGAAGTGTATACCCATAAGAAGCCAAAGATTACCAAGTTTGAATGGTACGATGTAGATGGAAATCTATGAATATAATCATAGAGGTCGGTGATACATATAAACACACCTATTAATAGAGAATGTTATGTGGGCAATTGCTTGGTTAGTATCAATAGGAATTGGTTATTGGTTAGTATACTATCAATACCAACTCTGTAAGAAAGCGGAGCAAAAAGAGAATGGACAAACAATATCGTGAAATGATTAATACCCGACGATTGTATAAGTTCGAGGGCGAGTTCTTTTACCAACCGGAATATAAACCATTTATTAAACAATTACCTATTACTAGACTCCGTACCTTGGGTCAACTCATCTGGGATAATGAGTCAAATGGAAAGTATTTAATTCCTGAAATACGATTTGGTAAAGGCATATATCATACACAAGCACGTGGGAAAAACTTTTATTATTCCTGGTGTGATCGTCAAACCATAGAGCTAGCGCCTACCCAACGAGATATGATAACCCTTATACATGAAATGGTCCACGCATTAGGATATGATTATCATGATAGTAGGTTCGTGGGGAAGTACATCTATCTCTTAAAGAAATATGCAGGCATATCTAAAAAAGAACTTATATTAGGTATGAAAGAATATAGTGTGGCATTACCGGTAAAGTATAGAAAGAGCTATCGGTCACACCAACAATAAATAATATAGATACAAGAGAGGTATAGACAAGCATCATGATAATAGTCATGATGTTTTTGTCTTTATATCCTATATTATACCAGAAAGTACCTCATATCGTACCCTATATAGGAAAGGTCCGTTTTATCATTTTCTACAATCGTTTTATCATTTTTGTGGTTCGTTTTATCATTTTTCGATAATGGGGAAATATGAGCGCGAAATACGAATAAAAAGGTAATAATTTAGTAATAGATTGTTATACATAATATATTATAG